CAACAACAAAATATAAACAATTAATAGCAAATTCCCTATGAAAACTTTATTAACTTTATTATTTACACTTCCTTTTTTTGTGTTTTCACAAAAATCAGTTATTGGTAAAACGTACAATCTAAACAGTTTAGAAATTGCTCAGTTTGATTTTTTAGAACCAATGACATACGATGAAGCGGTAAAGGCCTGTTCAAAATTAGGTGATGGATGGAGATTACCAACAAAAGAAGAAATGGAAGAAATTTACGAAAATAAAAGTAAACTAGGTGGTTTTATTTCTCCAGTATTTGTATCAGACAACTCTGAGTTTTTTATAGATAATAATGTTTATTATTGGAGTAGTAGTTCTTATGGATCTAGTTATGTTTGGGTTATAGGATTTACACATAAATTTGTTGCAATAACATTAAAAACAGGTTATCTTTACGCTAGAGCTGTTAAAACAATAAAATTATGATAGAAGATATAAAAATAATACACCTTAAAAGCAATGCGCAACAACTTGAAACATGGATTGCCATGTTAAACGGAGAAATTATAGGCCACATCTATATGGAACGTGAAGAAAACAATAAAATCAAATTTCTAGATGCTTGGGTACACGAAGAACATAGACTTAAAGGTATCTTCAGAAAATTGTGGGATACAAGGTGGGAATATGTTAAAACCCGTTATAGTGGGTATACTGTATATGCTTGGTGTAAACCAGGATCCTTACCATTACTTTTAGAAAAAGGTTTTACTGAAGGTGAAACTTGCACATATGTTGAAAAAATAATAAGTTAATATGCTATATAAATTAAGATACAAATTATTAAAATATATTTTAAGAAAATTTGGATAACCTAAATTTTTTTTGTATATTGAAGTATAAATTAAAAATAAAAGTTATGATAAATTCCACAAAATCAAAAATTAAATTCTTATCTTTTCTTAGAAGATATGGAATGCTTTGTAAAAAGTATATTAAAATAACAAAACGTATTAGAATTTCTAAAACAGTATTTCCTAATGGAGATGAAATAATACATGATAGGAATGTTAAAGAACCTCCTTTAAATCCCCATTCTTTTGAATCTGAATTACATGTATACAATGAATTAAAAAATTCATTTAATGAAAAAATTAAAAAAAAGTAAATAAATAAACCCTAAAAATAAAAGTTATGAAAATCACACGTGAAGTTATCCTAAAAACCCTTAAACCAGCAATGAATGTAGTAATAGTAGTTGCAGTAGGGACCTTAATGTTTCAATTAGGTGGATTGTATCAAAAACATACATCTAGTTCTAAACAAGAAAACCCATATGCACATGCGTATTCTCCAAAAGAGATATCTATTGCTGTAAATGAAAGTAATGAGTTGATTATGATTGAAAGAGCTACTGGCAAATATATTGTTTATAGTGATACAATTGGTCAAACAATTTTTGGAATGTACGCTAACCGCATTAGACAAGAAGCAATAAATGTTAGTAAATAATATTAAAATCGGAATTGTGGTAGGAGCGGTTGCTTTTACCACTTTTACCGTTACTAAATCGGAAATTGAAGCAACTCAAGAAGTGCGCATTCCTGATAGTATAGACCAAGAAGCTCCACCATCATTGCAAATGTACAAGTATATTAAAGCATACGCTGATACATTTAATATTCCATTAAAATATGCATTTGGAATAGCATATGCAGAAACAAGATATGAAGGTCCATTTCAATGGAAATACAATCCTGCTCAAATATCTTGTGCCGGAGCTGTAGGACCAATGCAAGTAATGGTTTCCACAGCACGTTATATTAATAAAGATATGGTATCTAAGGAAAAATTACGTACAGACATTAAATACAACGTTTATACTTCAATGAAACTACTTCGTAAATTATATAATTTAAGAGGTAATTGGAAGTTAGTATTTGGAGAATATAATACAGGAAGACCTTGTGTAAACGGATACGCAGAAAGAGTATATAACCATAAAATAGATTGGAGATGAAAGAAGTAATTTGTATAAATGATAAAAACCTACCTGGAGGTGCGGTAGTAGTAAAAGGTAGAGAATATACTGTAATAGAGGAATTTTTAAATAACTATGATCAGCGTGTCTACATTATAGAAGGTATAGTAAATCAAGGTACCACTAAAATGGGATTACGTTGGATTGGATATGATGCATCTCGATTTGTAGAACCTGAAAAATTAATAATAGAAAATTATGAACACGCATACGCAGAAAACTAATATGAAAAAAATAAAAATATCACACGAGGTACCATTTTGTCTATTGACAAAAAGCAGAGAATTTAACGATTATGATTATTGTTTACCCCATTTAATGGATGAAAACGAAGAATATCGTGTATTTTTCCTAAATTCAAAAAATGTAGCACGATACATTATAATGGACAACTCCCTCCATGAACTTGGAGAAGCATATAATTCAGACCGTTTAATGTATTGGGTAAATAAACTTGAACCAAATGAATTTATTGTACCTGACGTTTGGGAAGATTATGCTGCTTCAGTTCGCAATGCAAAACAATGGGCTACCGTTAAAATGCCTGCAAATACAACTAAAGTAGCTGTAGTACAAGCAAAATCATTTTATGAAGCCCTTTTATGTGTTCAAGCATATAAAGATTTAGGTTATAAGAAAATTGCATTCTCATATGGTGCTTCATATTACAATGATATTTGCCCACACCCAAACAAAGATTTAGGTAAAGCAATTGGTCGTTATATGGTAATTTATGAGTTATATAAACAAAATACTCTAACAAAATTTGATCGTGTGCATTTACTTGGAACTGCATCCCCAATTGAATTTGGAATGTATAAAAATATTGAATGTATAGAATCAATTGATACTTCAAGTCCAATTATGGCTGCAATTGGTGAAATGCCATATACAAAAATGGGATTACATATGAAACCATTGGCTAATATGAATAAACACCAAGATATGAGCATTGATTTTGTCAATGAAGATCTTGTAGAATATAATGTTGAAATGTTTAGACGAATAAATGGATTCTAATTTGGAGTCCATATTTTGTTTTCGTATAATTAATCAAAATAAAAGTTATGGAATATTTAAGTTTATATGATTACCTAGGCAAAGCCGCAGGTGAAAAATTAGGTAAAGAAGTAAAACAAGAAGCCGACAAACAAGAGATTTTAACTCAAACCCGAGAAATAGCTAATCCAAAATTTTCAGGTACAGTTCTTTTATATCCAAAAGAGTTCCTTGAATTTTACTTTAGAGAACCACAATCAAACCTAATGGATGAATTAGTTGATTTAAATCCTCATTATATCGTGGATGAATTACCTAAAGGACATGATTGGACAGGAAATCTTGAAGATGATGATTTACCTTTTTAATTATGGATAAAATAACTAAACAAGAATTTGAAACGTTTCGTGAAACGTGGAAATCTGAGTGGTACGAACATTGGAGACTCTTGGATATTGACTTTGAAACTTATATGTTAATGAAAGGATTAACTAAACAAGAATATAAAAATTTAAATAACGACGAATTATGGAAAAACATGTAGTGATTAGCCTTTCAGGTGGAATGGATAGTAGCACTCTTTTACTTAGATGCTTAAAAGAATATCAAAATGTTGTTTGTATCTCTTTTGACTATGGCCAAAAACATCGAATTGAGCTTGAACGTGCTCAATTATTAGTAGATTATATTAATGGACAATTTATTGTAGATAAAGAATCTAAAACAGTAGAATACCCCCATTATATAAAATATCGCCAAATCCAATTAAATGGATTAGCTGATTTATTAGATTCAGCTTTGGTAACAGGTGGAGCAGAAGTACCTGAAGGACATTATGCTGAAGAAAACATGAAAGCAACAGTTGTTCCAAATAGAAACAAAATATTTGCTTCAATTACACAAGCAGTTGCACTTTCAGTAGCAAATAAAACAGGTGAGCAATGTGATATTGCAATGGGAATCCACAGCGGAGACCACGCGATCTATTTGGATTGTAGGCAAGAATTTAGAGACGCTGACGATCATGCTTTCAGAATTGGTAATTGGGGATCTGAAAAAGTAGGTTACTTTACACCATATCTTGAAGGTGATAAATTTACCATTTTACAAGATGGAGAAGTATTATGTAGTGAATTAGGACTTGATTTTGATGAAGTATATAAACGTACAAACACTTCATATAAACCAATTTACCATAACTTTTTATACACAAATGATGAAGATGAAATAGTTGATGGTTCTGATTGGTTTTCTGATTTTAAATCAGCAAGTTCCGTGGAGCGAGTAGAAGCATTTATTAAATTAGGAAGAAAAGATCCTGTAGAATATGCTGATGAAACAGGTCCTGTAAATTGGGAACACGTAGTAAATGAAGTAACAAAAGTATTAGAAAACCACAACAATTAAAAAATGGGAAAATATATTAGCACAAAATTATTTGAAAATTATTCAGTAGCACTTAGACAACATAAAGCATCACATTCACATTGTGAATTATTACATGGATATGCTTTAAAATTTAAAGTATGGTTTGCATCAAATGAACCAATTGAAGAAAACCAATTAGATGATATGAATTGGATCGTTGATTACGGAGGGTTTAAAGATGCACCTAAAGGTAATGGTTTAAAATCTTGGATGAACCATATGTGGGATCATACCTTACTAATTGAAAAAGATGATCCATATTTAGATTTCTTTGAATCTGCAGCAATGGAAGGTCTATGTGCACTTCGAGTAATGGATAAAATGGGAGCTGAATCATGTGCAAAACTTGTATTTGATAAATTCAATGAAGTTTTATCTAAAACAGATGGTGGGCGATGCAAATGTATTAAAGTAGAATGTTTTGAAAACGACAATAACTCCAGCATATATGAACAATAATTATTATACGACAACCACCACTTTTGGTGACATTAAATTTACATATATTTTAGTAAAATGAAAGAAATACTATATTTTTCAAGTACGTGGTGTGGACCATGTAAGAATTTTAAACCTATTATGGAAAGCGTAAGCAATTCTATCCCTGTTCAATTTGTAGACGTTGATCAGAATCCAACATTAGCGGCCCAATACAATATTAGAAGCATACCTACTTTAGTATTTTTAAAGGATGGACAAGAAATTAATAAAAAACCAGGAGTTTTAAGTGAATCACAAGTAAAAGAAATATGGAATCAAATTTAGGAAGAATAGAAGATTATAATAAAACATTACCTGTACTTGAATTGTATAGATGTGTTCAAAGCGAGGGTTCTCGTTTTGGAAGACCTACTATAGCAGTTCGTACAACAGGTTGTACTCACAGATGTTATTTTAGAGAAGGTGGATGGTGCGACAGCTGGTACACAAGTATACACCCAGAAAAAGGAACATTCAATTTCAATGATATTATCAAAATATATGATGAAAATCCTCATATAAAAGAAATGATGCTTACCGGAGGAAGTCCGAGTATGCACCCAAAATTAGTAAACGAATTAACACATTTCGCAAATGAAAGAGGAATCCTTATTACCATTGAAACTGAAGGTAGCCATTTTGTACCTACAGACTATCCTTTGGGTCTTATATCTCTCAGTCCAAAGTTTAATAATTCTGTACCCGTACTTGATGCTGTTACGCCTCAAGGAGCGATTGTGGGACAAAAAATGATTGATCAACACAATAAATTTAGATTAAATGTTGAGGTAATGAGACAAATGATCGATTTCCATACGGATTATCATTATAAACCAGTTTGGGATGGTACAGAAAAGAATTTAGATGAAATAGAAGCATTTAGATTATCATTAAATATCCCAAAAGATAAAACATACATTATGCCCGCAGGAGATACTAGAGAAACATTAATTGAAATGTATCCACTTGTATTTGATATGTGTGCTGAAAAGGGTTACAATATGACAGGAAGAGATCATATTATCGCATTTGATACAAAAAGAGGAGTATAATATATTATCTTATATTATTGCTTAATATGTATAATAAAATTTAAATGGCACTTACATTGAATAAAATAGGCGTAACAACAGGTAATACTGTTGAGGCGTATCATGTAACTCAATCTATTGATGCTTTTACAGGAGAAGAAGCATACGATATTACACTTTCAGGTTCACTAACAGTAACAGGAAGTGTTATTGTAACATCAGGTTTAACTGGATCTTTACAAGGTACGGCTTCATATGCTACAAATGTATTAAGTTCAAGCTTTGCTTCAACTGCATCATTTTTTAGTGGAACGGTTGTAAGTGCTTCATATGCACTAACAGCTTCATTTGCATTAAATGCTGGAGGAGGAGCAGCTTTTCCATTCACCGGTAGTGCTTTAATTACTGGTTCATTAGGAGTAACGGGTTCATTAAGTAATGGAAATGGAAACATTGCTTCTGGAATCTTTTCCCACGCAGAAGGTAGTACTACAACTTCAACCGGCATCTATTCACACGCAGAAGGCAATAGTACAACATCAACCGGAAACTATTCACATGCAGAAGGTAATGGAACAACATCAACAGGAATTGCTTCACACGCAGAAGGCGAACTTACAATTTCAACCGGAGATGCTTCACACGCAGAAGGTGAAACTACAATATCATCAGGAAGTTATTCACACGCAGAAGGAGCTAGTACAATTTCAACAGGAATGGCTTCACACGCAGAAGGAGCTCTTACTGATGCCATTGGAGACTATTCACACGCAGAAGGTGCTAGTACAACAGCAACCGGATTTGGGTCACACGCAGAAGGACAATCAACTCTATCATTAGGATTATATTCCCACGCAGAAGGTGAAAGTACAACTGCAACCGGAAATTGGTCACACGCTGAAGGGCTAGGAACTGTAGCATCGGGATCTTACCAACACGTACAAGGACAATACAATATATCATCATCCGCTCAAGCTGCATTTATTCATGGTAATGGTACAAGCACATCAGCAAGATCAAATTTAATTTTTGCATCAGGCTCTCAAGTACAAGTAACAGGAAGTGTTATTGTAACTAGTGGTTTTACCGGTTCATTGCTAGGAACGGCAACAACAGCATCATCCACTCCAAATGCTATAATAACAGCATCTGTATCATCAAATACAATCACATTTACTAAAGGTAATGGTACAACATTTCCCATCACTGTTAATACCGGAAGTGGTGGTGGGGGTGGAAGCGCATTTCCATTCACAGGATCCGCAGGAATCTCAGGAAGTATTTTAATAAACTCTCAACTAACATTAGGTGTTGGTAGTGGTGCTTTTTTAGGAGGACCAACACATAATGTTGCTTTAGGTAAAAATAATCTACAATCAAATACTTCAGGAAGCTTTAACGTTGCTTTAGGTTATGGTGCCTTAGCTTCAAATACTACAGGATACAATAACGTTGCTTTAGGTCAAGCTTTAGGTTCAAATACAACAGGAAAATATAACGTTGCTTTAGGTGCTGCTTTAGGTTCAAATACAACAGGAAACTATAACGTTGCTTTAGGTAGAACTGCTTTAAACGCTAATACAACAGGACTATATAACGTTGCTTTAAGTAAACATGCTTTATATTCAAATACAATAGGAACCGCTAACATTGCTTTAGGTCTAACTGCTTTATATTCCAATACAACAGGAAACTCTAACGTTGCTTTAGGTGATAGCGCTTTATATTCAAATACTTCAGGAAGTAACAACGTTGCTTTAGGTTCAAGTGCTTTACGTTATAATACAACAGGAAATCAAAACGTTGCTTTAGGTACACAAGCTCTACTTTCAAATACTTCCGGAAACAATAACGTTGCTTTAGGTCTAAGTGCTTTATATTCAAATACAACAGGACTATATAACGTTGCTTTAGGTTCAAATGCTTTATATTATAATACAACAGGAACCGCTAACGTTGCTTTAGGTATAAATGCTTTAAATTACAATACAATAGGAACCGCTAACGTTGCTTTAGGTCCAAGTGCTTTACGTTACAATACAACAGGAAACTATAACGTTGCTTTAGGTCGAAAGGCTTTATATTCAAATACAACAGGAACCAATAACGTTGCTTTAGGTCTAAGTGCTTTATATTCAAATACAACAGGAAATCGAAACGTTGCTCAAGGTTATCAAGCTTTATTTTTAAATACAATAGGAAATAATAACATAGCTCAAGGTTATAGAGCATTATATTCAAATACTTCAGGAAGCTATAACGTTGCTCAAGGTTATAGAGCATTATATTCAAATACAGAAGGAACCGATAACATAGCTCAAGGTTACAAATCATTATATTACAATACAACAGGAAATTATAACGTTGCTTTAGGTAGAAATGCTTTACAATCCAATACAACAGGAAACCAAAACGTTGCTTTAGGTAATAGTGCTTTACGTCAAAATACAACAGGAACCAATAACGTTGCTTTGGGTATAAATGCTTTAAATTCAAATACTTCAGGAAGTAACAACGTTGCTTTAGGTCAAAGTGCTTTACGTGACAATACAACAGGAACCGCTAACGTTGCTTTAGGTCCAAGTGCTTTAACTTCAAATACAACAGGAGGTGAAAATATTGCTTTAGGTCCAAATGCTTTATATTCAAATACTTCCGGAACCAATAACGTTGCTTTAGGATCAGGTTCTTTATCTTCAAATACATCAGGATACAATAACGTTGCTTTAGGTTCACTTGCTTTACGTTCAAATACAACAGGAAATAATAATATAGCTCAAGGTACAAATGCTTTACAACAAAATACAACAGGAAACTATAACGTTGCTTTAGGTCCAAGTGCTTTACAATATAATACAATAGGAAACTATAACGTTGCTTTAGGTAGAAATACTTTAACTTCAAATACAACAGGAAACCATAATGTTGCTCAAGGTTACAAAGCTTTAAATTCAAATACAACAGGATACAACAACGTTGCTTTAGGTCCAAGGGCTTTACGATCAAATACAGAAGGAACCGATAACATAGCTCAAGGTTATAGAGCATTATATTCCAATACAATAGGAAGCTATAACGTTGCTCAAGGTTATAGAGCATTATTTTCAAATACTTCAGGAAGTTTTAACGTTGCTTTAGGTAGAGATGCTTTATATTACAATACAACAGGAAACTCCAACGTTGCTTTAGGCCAAAGTGCTTTACAATCAAATACAACAGGATACAATAACGTTGCTTTAGGTAGACAAGCTTTACAATACAATACAACAGGAAATTATAACGTTGCTTTAGGTAGAAGGGCTTTATATTCAAATACAACAGGAACCAATAATGTTGCTCAAGGTTACAAAGCTTTAAATTCAAATACAACAGGACAAAATAACGTTGCTCAAGGTTATAGAGCATTATTTTCAAATACTTCAGGAAGCAACAATATTGCTCAAGGTTACAAATCATTATATTACAATACAACAGGAAACTATAACGTTGCTTTAGGTAGAAGTGCTTTATATTCAAATACAACAGGAAACAATAACGTTGCTTTAGGTAGAGAAGCTTTACGTGACAATACAACAGGAAACTATAACGTTGCTTTAGGTCAAAGTTCTTTACGTGACAATACAACAGGAATTAATAACACTGCTTTAGGTAGAGAAGCTTTACGTTACAATACAATAGGACAAAATAACGTTGCTCAAGGTTATAGAGCATTATTTTCAAATACTTCAGGAAACGCTAACGTTGCTTTAGGTAGAGAAGCTTTACGTTACAATACAATAGGAAGCTATAACGTTGCTCAAGGTTATAGAGCATTATTTTCAAATACTTCAGGAAGCAATAATGTTGCTTTAGGTGCAAGTGCTTTACGTTCTAATACAGTAGGAAACTTTAACGTTGCTTTAGGCCCAGGTGCTTTACAATTAAATACAACAGGAACCAAAAACGTTGCTTTAGGACAATATTCTTTAAATCAAAATACAACAGGAAATAATAATATAGCTCAAGGTTACAAAGCATTATATTCAAATACAACAGGATACAATAACGTTGCTTTAGGTCCACTTGCTTTACGTAATAATACTTCAGGAAGTAACAACGTTGCTTTAGGTATAAGTGCTTTACAATACAATACAACAGGAAACTTTAACGTTGCTTTAGGTCCAAATGCTTTACGTTACAATACAATAGGAATTAATAACACTGCTTTAGGATATCGTGCTTTACAATACAATACAACAGGATACAATAACACTGCTTTAGGAGGAAATGCTTTACAATACAATACAACAGGAACCAATAACGTTGCTTTAGGATATCGTGCTTTACGTTACAATACAACAGGAAATAATAATATAGCTCAAGGTTACAATGCTTTACGTTACAATACAACAGGACAAAATAACGTTGCTTTAGGTCCAAATGCTTTACGTTACAATACAACAGGATACAACAACGTTGCTTTAGGTAACAGTGCTTTACGTGACAATACAACAGCAAACTCTAACGTTGCTTTAGGGTATCGTGCTTTACGTCAAAATACAACAGGAACCTATAACGTTGCTTTAGGTAGACAAGCTTTATATTATAATACAATAGGAAATAATAATATAGCTCAAGGTTACAATGCTTTACGTTATAATACAACAGGAAACTATAACGTTGCTTTAGGTAGCAGTGCTTTATATTCAAATACTTCAGGAAGCAATAATGTTGCTTTAGGTAGAGAAGCTTTATTTTCAAATACAACAGGAAACTATAACGTTGCTTTAGGTCAAAGTTCTTTACGTGACAATACAACAGGAAACTATAACGTTGCTTTAGGTAGAGAAGCTTTATTTTCAAATACAACAGGAACCAATAACGTTGCTTTAGGTCTAAGTGCTTTATTATCCAATACAACAGGAAACTATAACGTTGCTTTAGGATCAGGTTCTTTACAATCAAATACAACAGGAAACACTAACATTGCTTTAGGTAAAAATGCTTTACATAATAATACAACAGGAAACGCTAACGTTGCTTTAACCCAAACTGCTTTATATAATAATACAACAGGATTCAGTAACATTGCTTTAGGTGATAGTGCTTTAAAATACAATACAACAGGATACCTTAACGTTGCTTTAGGTGCAAGTTCTTTACGTAACAATACAACAGGAAAAAGCAACATAGCTCAAGGAGGCAGTGCTTTATTTTACAATACAACAGGAAACTATAACGTTGCTTTAGGTCTAAATGCTTTAAAATCCAATACAGAAGGAACCGATAACATAGCCCAAGGTTACAGAGCATTATATTCAAATACAACAGGAAGTCACAACATTGCTTTAGGTAATGGTGCCTTAAATTACAATACTTCAGGAAGTTTTAACGTTGCTTTAGGTAAAGGTGCTTTATTTTTAAATACAGAAGGAAACGATAATATTGTTTTAGGTAGAGATGCTTTACGTTACAGCACTACAGGATTTAATAACGTTGCTTTAGGTCCAAGTTCTTTAGGTTCTAATACAACAGGATTTCAAAACGTTGCTTTAGGTATAAATGCTTTAGGTTCTAATACAACAGGAGTAAGTAATATTGGAATAGGGGCCGCAGCTTTAGTAAGTACCACAACAGGAACCGGAAATATAGCTCTAGGAAGTGCTTTACGTTACAATACAACAGGAAATCAAAATTTAGCTTTAGGAAATTTAGCAATGTATTATCATGCTTCAGGAAATAACAACATTGCTATAGGATATAAAGCTTTAATGCCCAATACATCAGGAAGTAATAATACAGCAATAGGTATAGATACATTATCAGGTAATTTTTCAACATCTGTAATTCTAGGACGAGGAGCTACAGCAACAGCAGATAATCAATTCGTTATAGGTGCTACCTCATATAATGCCGGATCTGTTGCTACAGAATCCAATTCCTCCACTAGAGTATGGAATGTTATAATAAATGGAGTTGCTAGAAAAATATTATTAGCCTAATCTTTAAACTTAAAATAAATAAATAAACAAATAAAACAAACAAACAAACAAACAAACAAAATGGAAACAAAAACACCAAACCCAACACAATCAATTAGCGCAGCTTTTGATTCAGTAAATTTAATCAACAAACTTATCACTGAAACCGCAGACGATAAGAAAAAAGGAAATGTTGAAAGAAATGTTAAACATTTAGAAGTAATGTTAACAAAAGAATTTTTTACAGAAGCTTTAACAGTACAACAAAAATCAGATATTGATGCTTGTATTGTAGCTGGAAATGCATATACAGTTTAATATTTGCAAATAAAATTTGGAGACTCAAAAGAGTCTCCATATGTTTTAAATATATAAAAGTTATAAAAAATGATTAAAAAAGTATTTTACAATTCATCTCTGCCAAGAGCAGGATCAACTTTGCTTCAAAATGTATTGATGCAAAACCCAGAAATTTATTCAACTCCAACTTCAGGTGTAATCGAATTTCTATTACAAGCCCGTACTTTATATACAACGGGAGATGCTTTTAAAGCACAAGATTCAAAGGATATGGAAAAAGGATTCCAAGGATTTTGCAAAGCAGGACTATATGGTTTTTTTGATTCTATAACAGATCGACCATATGTAATTGATAAAAGTAGAGCATGGGTAGGCAATTTTCGCTTTGCCAACTTTATAGAACCAAATCCTAAAGTAATTGTTATGGTTCGTGATTTGAGAAGTATATTTGCTTCTATGGAAAAAAATTATAGAAAAAACCCCCACAAGGATCCACTTATTGTAAACGGAGCACAACTCCAAAACATGACAGCGGATTCACGTTTAAAACATTTTTCTGTTTCCCCACCAATTGGACCATCTCTAGAATGGTTATATGATGCTATTCAACAAGGATACGATGAGCATTTTCTATTTATTCGCTTTGAGGATTTTACAAAAGACCCAGAAACAGAAATTAAACGTATCTATCACTATTTAGATATCCCATATTTCAAACACGATTTTGAAAATATAGAACAACTAACACATGAAAATGATGTTATACATGGTATATTTGGAGACCACGAAATACACCCCGTAATCAAACCACTAATAGAAGATTATACTAGTATATTAGGTTTTCAGAATTGTGATATAATCAAGCAAAACTATCAGTGGTTCTTTGACAAATTCAATTACTAGAATATGATATATTGGTTTACAGGACAACCAGGACATGGTAAAACTGTCTTGGCAAAAACATTAAATGAAAAATATTTTAAAAATAAAGCATTCCATGTTGATGGAGATGATTTGCGGGAAATATTTGATAATAAGGACTATAGCGAAGCGGGTAGAAGAAAAAATATTGAACTGGCACAACATATATCCCACTTTTTAAACAATAAAGGAGAAAATGTAATTGTATCTTTAGTTTCCCCATATAAAGATCAACGAGATATGTTCAAAGAAAAAATAGGAGATAATATTAAGGAAATCTATGTTCATACCACGGAAATCCGCGGCAGAGAAAATTTTCACGTAGCAGATTATCAACCACCAAGTGAGCGTTTTATAGATGCTAATACTACCGATTGCACACCAGAAGAAACATTAAATACAATAAAGTTATGAGTTGGAGTAAAAAAATACACGTAGAATCATCTATCCCACCACGTGAAGGACAATATGCAATGTTTATTGGTAGATGGCAACCTCTACACGTTGGACATAAAGCACTATTTCAAGGTGTATTAGATGAAGGTAAAAACGTTTTAATTTGTATTAGAGATGGAGCGGTAAATGAGAAAAATCCATTTACACCTCAAGAAGTACTTCTCAATATTGCAAACGAAATGAAAGACCAAGTTGAACAAGGAAGAGTAAAAATAATGGTAATACCAGATATATGTTCTGTTGAATTTGGTCGTGGAGTAGGATACGATATAATCGAACACATTCCCCCAACAGAAATTGGAGAAATTTCAGCAACAAAGGTTAGAGAACAATTAAGAAAAGATGGTAAGTTATAAAAGACACATTGCAAAAACTATCAGCTATCGTATTTTAAGTACATTAATTGGATTTATTATTATGTTTATTATTAGTGGTTCATTTAAAATAGGAGCAGCATTTGGTATAATAGAATTATTATATAAACCTTTACAATATTATATTCATGAACGAATATGGTATAAATGGATTAAATTTGGGTTAAAAAAATAAAATATTTGGAGGAGCGAAAGCTCTTTCGTATATTTTATCAAAATTAAAGTTATGGGAAGAGGAAGACCTTCGAAAAAAATCGCACCAAAAGTATCATTTGTCCGAACAGGTAGACCTGTATCTGAAAAAATAGTAGTTTGTGTTGTTTATAAAAAACCAACAGGTAAAAAACACTACCTAAACACATACAAAAACCTTGAACTAGATTCCATTATATCTAACAGAAAACATATACCTGCTATTCCAGATGACTATGAAATCGTTGATATTGGAGTAGGAAAGTCATATATTGAGAGATATAAAAAACAATATAAAATAGATAAAATAACAATACAAGATTAATTTAAATATATGAGTGAAAATAAACGTAGAAAAAATCACACTGATTTAGAGTGTGTACAAGTAGGTTTTGCAAATGGAGTAGCCCCTGGTTTCCCACTTACAGAACAAGAAAAATGGAAAATGGTTAATGAAGCAGAAGAAGCTTATGGTCAATTTTTAACTGCATTAGGTGTAGATTGGAAAAATGATCCAAATTCATCAGAAACACCTCGAAGGATAGCTAAAAAATATGTATTTGAACAATGGAAAGGACGATATGACTTACCCCCAACAATAACATCATTTCCTAGTGATGGATATGACGGACTTGTTACTGAATGTAATATACCATTAACCAGTATGTGTAGCCACCATCACGAAAGTATTCTAGGAAGAGTCCATATTTCATATATACCTGGAGAAGGTGGTAGAGTAATTGGTTTATCTAAATTAAATCGCATAGTTGAACATTTTGGTCGTAGAGGAGCAATCCAAGAACAGCTTACAATGGCTATCTATAAAGCTGTAGATAAAGTATGTGAAGGTAATATTGGAGTTGCTGTGCAAATTGTAGCTTCACACTCCTGTGTATCATGTCGTGGCACAGGTCATCGAGGTGCATCTATGATTACCACTAAACTCTCAGGAAATTTCTTTGGGTTACCGGTAGTTAGAAATGAATTTTTTGATGCTATTAAAAGTGCTAATGCTCTAAAAGATACCCATTAATTTGTCTTAAAACTCGTTGAAGGGGAGTAATTCATAATATTTATAATAAAATTAACCTTATGAGTATTGGTATTTACAAAATCACTTCCCCATCAAATAAAGTTTATATAGGTCAATCTGTTAATATTGAACGAAGATTTAAACATTATAAAAATTTAAAAGAAATAAAGGGACAAAAGAAAATATATTTTTCTATAAAAAAACATGGATATGAAACTCATTTATTTGAAATACTAGAAGAATGTAGTATAGATGAATTAAATTTTAGAGAAGAATATTGGATTAGTTTATATAATAGTTGTAATAACGGATTAAACATAAGTGAGGGAGGAGGAAGTTTTGGAAAATTTAATAAAGGTAAAAAAAGACCATCTAAAGTTAAACTTAAAATTTCCCAAACTAAACAAAATAATCCAAGAAAAACAACAAAAGAAATGATTCAAACATACCGTGATGCTTCCCCAACAAAAAAAGAAATATTCCAATATGATCTAGAAGGCAATTTTATTAAAAAATACCCAAGTATAAATGAAGCCTCCAGACAGCTAGAAATTAGAAATGATGGAATCTCAGCATGCCTTAGAGGAAAACAAAAATCAGCATATAGTTTCCAATGGTTCTATACTTTTCAAAATTACGTTCATCCAATAACTGAATCATCCAAACCCCCACAATGGAAAGGTAATAGGAATTTAGAATTAGATAAACATATAATTGAAATTTTAAAAATGTATGACGAAGGTAAAAATATAACTTATATAGCTAAAAAATTTAATGTTCATCGAGATGCAATAAAACAAAGAATTAATGAAAACAAAAACCCTTGGAATTCATAAAAAGAAAATGTATATTTTATTAAAAGAAGAAAATGGAAGATTTAAATACCAGATCTAAGGAAGAAATCCTTAAAATAATTGATGCTGAATTGGAGGGTAATTTAATGATATTAATTGACCCAAAACATAAAGACAGCTTTAGTCAATCCCGAATTAACGTTTGGAAAGAAACTGTAAGCGAAAGATTATATATATACCTAATAGAAAATACAAATAAATGAAAATTATGGAAAAATCACAATTACTTTATAAAGCTTTAGAAGCAAAACATAAAGCCCAGATAGCAGAAGCAGAAGCAACACTATTTATTTACTTTACTAGCTCAGTTGGAATTGGAGAACATCCCCAACATTTAGAAGAAATGGATAAACTTATATCTCAACTAGCAGATGCTCAAGATAAACTTGAAACTTTAAGAAATTTAAAGTTTTTTAATTCAAACACACAACCCCCATTTTAATAAGTTATGACACTACTAGAACAAAAACAAGAAGAATTAATTGATTTACTACATTCACAAGTAGTAGATCTTACAATGATGTCCAAGATTGAACTTGGAGATGATGTAATCAATGAGCTGAACAAAATTTCAAACGAAATACAAGACATAAAAGACAACTATGTTCCATTTGTATCAGAAGTGGAAGAATTTAATGCAGTAATGAATAAACCCAATAATTATACCCCGAACATACCTGATGAAAAAGAGTGGATGTTTGTCTATAATTTCATTTTAGAAGAATTGGAGGAGTATAAACATGCATGCGAAACAGGAAACATTGTTGAAGTTCTTGATGCTCTATGTGACATTACCTACGTTTCATTGGGTAACGGTGCTATGTTACATGGTCTTAAGGATAAAGTATGGCCGGCATATCAAGAAGTACAAGCATCGAATCTTAGTAAAGCTTGCACTAGTGAAGAAGAGGCACAAGCAACCGTTAGAGTACGTTCCGAAGAGCAAAAGACACCATGTCACTATGAAAAGGTTGGAGAATATTATATCGTCTATAGAAGTTCTGATAGGAAGGTAATGAAAAACATAAATTATTTTAGACCCGATTTATCTCAATTTTTAAAATAATCCATAGAAAGCTTGCCTACCGGCAGGCTTTTTTGTATCTTCATACCAAATAAAGTTTATGTATCAAAGTATTTACTACAACAGACTACCAGGAGAAGATCAATGGTACTACTATCTACGGGACGATAAAAAAGGAATACACAAATTCCAATATTGGCCTACTCTATATAAGTTGGATGAATATGGGGAACATGAAACACTATTTGGTGAAAAATGTTCTCCAATATCTGGTAAATACGATAGAAAAGATCCTACAATTTATGAAAAGGACATTGACCGTGAACTTGTACTCTTAAGAGATCTGTATTACAAAACAGATAAAATGCCTGAATACCACAATACCGTTTATTTAGATATTGAAATTGAAATTCTAGGTGCACTTACCCCATTTACCATTAGAGAAGCTAATGCAGAAGTTACAGCAATTGCTTTAATTGATGTTTCTACTAAGGAAAAAACATGTTTTATCTTAGATAAAGCAGGTAAAATAGAAGACATAAACCAAGATGGTAAAGTAGTTATTTCATGCCCTGATGAGAATACATTGTTACGTAAATTTTTATTGAAATGGGAACAAATTGATCCTACTATTGTTGCAGGATACAATAGTGATTTCTTTGATATTCCGTATTTGTACTATAGAATACAAAAACGTTTAGGAGATGAAGTAAACCGTTTATCCCCAATTGGAAAAATTACAGAAACATTATCCCAACCAAACTCCCCAATTAAAATTGGTTTAGTTAGCAGTTTAGATTATATGTTGTTGCTTCGCAAATATATTGCCAAGGAAGAACCATCATATAAATTAGGTGATATTGGTACAAAATATGTCAACTTAGGTAAAATTGAATACAACGGTAATCTAGATACTTTATTTAGGGAAGATCCAATTAAATTTATAGACTATAACATTCGAGATGTTGAGATTATAGAAGCATTGGAGGAAAAATTAAAGTTCATTGAATTGACTGTTTTGATTTCCCATTTATGTCACACACCATACGAATCAATTTACTACAATACTATATTAAACGAAGGCGCGATTTTAACGTATTTAAAACGCAAGGGTATAATTGCACCGAATAAGCCAACTACCACAAACCCCACCATTAGAGAGCTTGAACTTGGCGATCACGTTATACATCAACGTGGTACCTCAACAATTGAAGGTACTGTATATAGCTTTGAAAAAGATAATATTGTTGTGAAAACAATGTCGGGAAAATATATCAATCGCTTCCCAAAATCAATCCGTAAAAAAGACAGTTACGCAGGTGGATATTTACTTGATCCTATCCCAGGACTATATTCAGATGTAAGTGACTTGGATTTTACCTCACTATATCCCTCTATCATCAAATCCCTAAATTTGGGTGTTGAAACATTGGTAGGTAGAATTGTTACAAAAAACAATTATGAACAATACAATTCACTTGAGCAGTTAAGAAAACTTGACCCTGAAGAAAAATTACATATACAAAAACTAGTCAAACGATCTTATACGTTAAAAGATGCTGAAATATCAGCAGGTGCTCTAATTAAATTAATTGAAGACAATAGCTGGACCATTTCCGCTAGTGGAGCATTTTATAGAACCGATCAAAAGAGCATAGCTTGTGAAGTACTAGAGGATTGGTTCGATCAACGAGAACACTATAGAGCACTTAAGAAAACAGCTGGTAAAGCAGAAGATTGGGCAAACTATAAACTATATGACTTGTATCAAATGGCATTTAAAATCTTGCAAAACGCTTTATATGGTACATATGCAATTAATTCTTGGCGCTTTACAGATGGATTTAAAGTATGCTCAGCAGCTATTACAAATAGTGGACAACGTTTAACTAAGGAATCTATTACATTTGTAAACGATTACATTTCCGAACAGCTGAACATAGACAATAAAACATTTGTGATCGCTTCAGATACAGATTCCCTTTACATGGAGCTAACTGATTTGCTAAAACATAGGAACCCTGATTTGAATTACGAAGATCGTGAAGAGAAAATCAAACGTTTACTTATCTTGACCGAGGAACTACAACAAGTAGCAAACGATAATTTAAACAATATATCGCAGGATTTGTTCAATATGACCGAAGCACACCATTTTGTGCTCAAACAAGAGGTAATCGCTGAAAAAGCGTATTGGTCTGGGAAACGCCGTTACGCCATGTACATTGTAAATAAAGAAGGCATATCAATTGAGGAATTAGAGATGAAAGGAATGGACATCATGAAATCTAATTTTCCTCCTCTATTTAGAAACTTTGGAGAAAATTTAATCAAAAATATTCTATTTGGTAAACCAAAAATTGAAATAGATAAAGACGTAATGGAATTCAAGAAAATGGTTGGTGAAATTGAGTGGATTAACTTACTGAAACCAACAGGATTGAAGAAAATGGGCGAATATATTGAACGTAAACCTATGGCTGGTGATTTATTTTCCAAATTGAAATTGAAATGTCCAATCAACACAAAAGCAGCCATAGCTACAAACGATATCCTACGCTATAAAAAACTAACCGTAAAATACCCAGAGTTTACCATTGGAGATAAAATGTATTTAGCTTATTTGAAACCAAACCCATACCAGTTAACAGTAGTGGGATTGAACGGATACAATGATGCCCCTGAAATTGTAGAACTTGTAGATAAATTTATTGATAGAGATGGTTTATTTGATGGGATTATGAGAAACAAGTTAGAGGGAGTGTATAGTGATATTGGATGGGACTTTAATTTGAATTCATATAAAACGCAATTTTTTACATTCAACTAGGATATTTAAATAATATTTCATACATTTAACACATGGTAAATAAGTTAATTCTACAATCGGTTATAAACAAATACTACTTGGGCGAAAACGAATCCGTCAAGTGGAAAATCAAAGACAAAACCTTAACCATTGACTTTATGTCAATTTCCAAAGAGGTAATAGGTAAAATCACTCACAACAATATAGACATTGAAGACAGTGAGCTAGCCATCTTTGACACTAAAAAACTATTAAACTTGATAGGAATCACTTCCGGTGACTTGCTATTTAATTTAGAAAAAAATAGAAACCTATGCACTAAAATGCATTTTGCAGATGCTGATTTTAACTTGACATATGCTTTAGCTGATCCTTTACTTATTGGTAGAGTAGGTGCTGTAGCAGAACCTGAATGGGATGCTGTATTGCCATTTGAGAAAGAATATGTTGACAATTTAGTTAAAGCAAAATCTGCTTTAGCAGGTATTGGTTTGTTAACTGTTTCCGTTGACAAAGACTTAAACGGAGATGATATGTGTGTGTTCACTTTTGGAGATGAACAAGGCCATAACAACAAGATCACTTACCAAATGTATGGTAAAATCAAACCCGAGAAAGCTGAAATACCATTCAATTCAGATATATTCAAAAACATACTTCAAGCAAATAAAGATTTAGAAAACGGTACTTTATATTTGAGCTACCAGGGCCTAATGAAACTTGAATTCAAATCAATAGATACTACTAGCGAATATTATATGGTTCGTAAAGAAGAAAGTGCCTTCTAGTATGTATAATAGAATTAGGAAATTCAAATAAGTTTTCGTATATTACAGTTATAAATTTAAAATTAGTTATGGAAGAAGTAAAACGACGCGGTCGTCCCGCTAGAGACGAGAATGACACAAAATCCAATTTATGTACAATTAAGGACCCAAACATGGATCCCTTTTATATTGTCAAAGACGCAACTAACTTTACAGTAATGGAGCGTTCTACTTCTATGAGAGGATTTGCTGGTAAAAAAGCAACTGGTAAAGAAGTAGAAAAAATAGTAGGACACTACAGTAATTTTTCAAATGCGTTAAATCGTGTAGCCAAAGAAAAATTTTATCAAAACGAAAATTCGTACAATACAATCCAAGACTATATTAGTACTTGGAACACAGTCAAAGAAGGAATAGAAACAATGTTAAGCAAAGTAGAATTATGAGTAAATTAGAAGCACTATTCGATGCGGTTATAGTTAGACCAATCGATTCGGAAGAAACAATGTATGGTTCAATCTTTATCCCAGATGCTGGTAAAGACAGAAACGAACATGGAACAGTTGTAGCCGTTGGACCTGGAACATATACAGTAACAGGAACGTTTTTATCAACTGAGATAAAAGTAGGAGACATAGTAATCCTTCCTACAATGGGATTTTCAAAAATCCAACACGAAGGAGATGAATATTATATTGGAAATGAAAAACAAATTTTAGCACGTATAAACAAAACAGAAAATGAGTAAGAAAATAGAATTTGGAGCAGAGGCTCGTAAAAAATTAGTTAAAGGTATTGATACTTTAGCAGATGCAGTAGTAGCAACTTTAGGACCTAATGGACGAAATGTTGTATACATGGAAAATGGAATGGTTGTTTCAACAAAAGATGGTGTATCTGTAGCAAAACAAATTGGTTCATTAGAAGATCCAATTGAGGATTTAGGTGCTCAAATGGTAAAACAAGCAGCTATCAAAACTTCTGATCACGCTGGAGATGGTACAACAACATCTACTTTATTGGCTCGTGAGTTAGTTAAAGGTGGCTTAACCAAATTAAACGAAGGAGCAAATGCAGTTGAAATCAAACGTGGAATTGATGCAGGTGTAAAAGAAGTACTTAAAACACTTAAAGACAATTCAGAAAAAATTTCATCTGAAGAACAATTAGAGCAAATTGCTACTATTTCAGCAAACAATGATCCTGAAGTAGGTAAATTAATCTCTCGCGCTATGGAAAAAGTAGGACGTGAAGGTGTAGTTTATATTGAAGAATCTAAAACAGACGAAACGTATTTAGAAGTTGTAGAAGGTATGCAATTCGATAGAGGATATAAATCTCCATACTTTGTTACAAACAATAACAATATGTCAGCAGTTTTAAACGATGTTTCTATCTTGATTGCAGACCACCGTTTCAACCCAGTTAAAGAATTGGTTCACATTTTGGAAGGTATTGCACAGAAAGGAAAATCATTGTTGATCATTGCAGAAGATATTGACGGTGAAGCATTAGCTGCACTTATTGTAAACAAAATGAGAGGTACATTAAAAGTAGTAGCTGTTAAAGCTCCTGATTTTGGTGAACGTAGAAAATTGATCCTGGAAGATATTGCTATCTTAACGGGTGGTAAAGTATTTGACAAGGACAAAGGAATGAAATTGGATAAATTTGATTTCGAATGGTTAGGTCAAGCTCAAACAGTAACAGTTACTAAAGAAAAAACTACTATCGTTGATGGTAAAGGTACAGAAGAAGCAATTACTGAACGAGTAGAATCACTTACAGCACAAATTGAAAAAGCAGCTACTCCATTTGAAATGGAAAAATTGCAAGAACGTTTATCTAAATTTGTAGGTGGTGTTGCTTTAGTTCACGTAGGTGGAAGTACTGAAACAGAAATGAAAGAGAAAAAAGATAGAGTAGATGATGCACTACACGCTACACAATGTGCCCTAGAAGATGGCATTGTACCAGGTGGAGGAGCAGCATTGCTACACGCTCGTGAAGGAATTACTTTTACTACAGAAAATTCAGATGACTTTAATTATGGAAAAAAATTAGTTCATTCAGCTTGTGGAAAGCCATTTGAAGTTATTTTGAAAAATGCAGGATACGATGATCAAAGTATTTACCACTTTAAATATAAAGTAGGTGACTTTGGAGATAAAGAACGAGAAGTTTGGTATGGCTTAGATGTTAAAACAGAAACTGTTATAAACATGAAAGAAGCAGGTATCATAGATCCCCACAAGGTTACAAAGAATGCACTTATGAACGCGGCTTCAATTGCAGGAACAATCCTATTAACAGAATGTACAATAGTGGATACACCAGAAAATAAAAAAGAAACTGGAATGGATCCTATGATGGGAATGATGTAATGAAAATAGAAACCGTAGAATATCACGACTTAATAGCTACTAGAGTACCCCCTGGAGATCAGTGGGTACTAGTAGAAGATAAAAATAAAGTAATTCACAAGTCCATTACAGATGCTTTAGAAGCATGGTTTGATAAAAACCAAGAGAAAGTAGAATTTCGTTTAGCTCCTTTAGAAGGCAAATTATATGTCATACGAAGTGAAGAAAAAGAAATAAAACCAGAACCAATTAAACGCTTTAACATTTACGGAGACCCAAATTAACGGGTCTTTTTTTTTACATATTTATAACTATGAAACTAACAGATATCCTACGCGAAATTGAAGGTGAAGAAGATGGAATGAACCAATTGAAGGTAAATTACGATCTTGCTGTTCAACCAACTGATTTAAACGCAGCACTTGATGCTTTAAACGACCCTAAAACTTACGGTATTTACTCACAGAATATGCGTGATCAAAAAGTTATTAATAGAGGATTTGGACCCTCAATAGATGCACAAAAAAAGAAAGTTGCCACAGGGGATTGGGATTCTCGTTCAGAAGATGAAAAAACATTTAAGTTAAATGATATTAAAAACAGAGTACCTGAAGCATGGGGTATTGGTGAAAAAGAAGCAGAAGTAGGCTATAAAGAATGGCAAGTAGAAGGAAACGATGGTACTTTAGAAGACTACCTAGTTACTCTTTCATTTGAAAAACTTCCAAAAAGTTTATTAGGACCATATTCTAGGAATTATTTTCCTAAGAAAACTGCTGAAAATCAAAGAAAGTATGGTGGTAAAATGGAACAAGATATTCATTATATAGTAAAAGATGGTAAAATAATATTTCCATCTACACTAGAAAATCCATACAAAACAAAACCATACTTGTCTAAAGTATTAAAAACAATTATGGACAATGCAGGAGTAGAACATCAATTAGTAGATGTTGAACAAGATGGAGGTGAAGCTTCAATGACTAAAGAAAAAACACCACCACTAACTAACACAACTTCAATTTTAACTATTACATTAGACCCAGATAAAATTAAAGGTAAAAAACCTGAATTAAATAATATAATTAAGTTGTTAAAAAACACATATGATAAAGATTTTAATTATGATGAAGAAAATAGTGTAATTAAAATTACAAATATTAAACCTGAACGAAGAACTGATGTTAGAAGCCAATTTACTAAATTTTTAAAACAACAATCTCCAATAAAAGAAGATTTTGATTTTGAAAGATATCAAATGTTAAGAAGAGCAGGTATTATAAAATAAAATAAAATAAAATAAAATAAAATAAAATAAAATAAAATGACACAAGAACAATTACGTATGCAAATGTTAGCAGGTATTATTACCGAAGGACAATACAAAGCTAAATTAAATGAAAATGAAGAATATGTTCCTTATCAATTTGATGATGAAAAAGGAAAAGAATTATATTTAAAATATGATAAATCTTATGAAAATCCTGCATGGACTAGAGGAGATTTCGAATATAGTAAAGAAATCGATTTACAAACCCTATTAGACATTACAGGAATGTCTTTAGAAGAACTTAAAAAACTTAACACTTATCGAGATGAAGGTTGGACTTTAGATATAGATGAAAAGAATGAAATAGTAACAGAGTTTGTAGACTAAAAAATAAAAATATTTAAAGAAAAGCTTGCCTAGTGCAAGCTTTTTTTGTATAATACGGTTATGAAAGAAAATACGTTATATGTAGAACGTTTTCGCCCTACTGAACTGAAATACTATGTTGGTAACGAAAATGTTAAAGAAACAATCCAAAAGTATCTAGACCAAGGTGACATTCAAAATTTCATCTTTTATGGTCCTGCAGGTACAGGAAAAACTACCCTAGCAAAAATTATCGTTAAAAATCTAGATTGCGATTATCTTTATATAAACGCATCTGATGAAAACGGAATCGATACTATTCGAGAGAAAGTAAAGGGATTTGCTAGTTCTGCATCTTGGAAAGGTATTAAAGTAGTAATCCTAGATGAAGCAGATTTTATCACAATCCAGGGACAAGCCGCTTTACGAAACGTAATCGAAACCTTTTCTCGTTCAACACGATTTATCTTAACCTGTAACTTTATTGAACGAATTATTGATCCACTTCAATCACGTTGCCAGGTGCTTAAAATTGTACCTCCATCTAAAACAGATGTGTACAACCATTTAACTTGGATACTAGCTGACCAGTTATCTATTTCATATGAACCGGAAGATTTAAAAACCCTTATAGTACAATATTATCCGGACATGAGGAAAATGTTGAATGTGATTCAAATGTCTGTAAAAGATGATCATATCCAACTTGATAAAACTGTATTAACCTCAAACAACTATATCAAAGAAGTATTGAAGGAACTAACAGGTAAAAAAAATTGGCTTACCATTAGACAAATCATTGCCGATTCAAATACAAAGGACTTTGAAGAATTGTATCGCAATTTATTTGAATACAGTTCAAAATATGCTCCTGGAAATGAAGGATCAGTTGCAATTATATTAAACGAACATTTGTACCAAGCAAATTTCCGAATAGATAAAGAAATAAATGTAATGTCAGCTTTAGCTAAAATAATAGAGGTAATATGAAACACTTTTTGAAATACACACTTTCATGGGTGTCTCAAAATTTAGCAACCCCATTTTGGATGGTAGGTCATGTCCATTTAATGACAACAGTTTATGCTGATATTACAGAAATATTAATGTCATTTGGAATGAATTTAATTGTTGCAGCAGGATTCATCATTGATTTTATAACATATAGAAAAGAAAAAGTAACCAATAAACCAAAATAAAAATGCAAGAACAACCAAAAATGAACATCGACTTTAAAAACACAACATCGGTAGATGGTTTTGATGGAGGTAAATTATTCGGACAAGCAGTAGTAATCCGTAAAATTTCTAAATTTATTGCTGGAACAGATGAGGATCAACTTATCCCAATTCCAGTATTTTATGATTTAGAAAGCAAGAAAATCTTACCTGATTCTCTCCCTCCAGATCTTCGTGAAGAATACAAAGCGATTACTTTAGATGTCTAAAAAACAAATCAAGGATTTATGGGGGTGGTTAAATGAAATCACCCTCTATAAAACCCCTGTTGAAAACATTTCGGAGGAATCATGGGATAAATGGAACTCTTACGTAGTTAATCGATACGTATCGATGGATATACGCTATATTGAATTAGCAAATTATGTTCAAACAATACCCTACGATAACAAACACCAAATATACCAAATTTACCGAGAAATGATCCCTAAATCTAAAGTGTTCTTGAAATATCTTAAGTCAAGAACAAAGAAAAAACCTGCTACATTGGTAGAATATGTAGCAAAACATTTTGAATGTGGTTTAGGTGAAGCCGAAGAATACATTGACATATTACGTGACCATGGTACACGAAGTATCCTTTATAATATGGGTATAGATGAAAAAGAAGTAGAAAAGCTATTAAAAAAATGAATAGAACAATAAAAAAAACGGATTCCATAGTAGATTCTATTATAGACAAATTTGTTGATAGAGCTACATTTGGAAAACAAAAATATGGAACCGATTTAGACCGCAACGACCTAGAATTAGAAGAATGGCTAGAACATAGCATCCAGGAAAAAATGGATGATATACTATATATTCAAAAATCTTTAATTGTATTGCGCGAAGCAAAAAATTCATAATATTTATAATAAAATATACAACATGACAAACGAAACTTTACGTATGCAAATGCTTTCAGGTATTATCACAGAAGGCCAATACAAAGCTATAATCAATAAAGAAATCGAAGATGCTGAAAAAGCATCTTTAAACGAATCTATGATCGGAGGAATTGTAGGAATTGGAGCAATTAACCAAATCCCACCTCGTGAAAAAACAGATTATGAATTAGCGTTTGAACATTTTTTAGGTGAGCGTTACGAAAACAGAGAACAAGATCCTTATACAATGAATGAGGAAGAAGAAGAAGAAGAAGATTATGGTACCAATATAGTTACAGGTAAAAAATTACCTAAACCAGATCCAATTGTTGAAGAAGAAGAAGAAGAAGATTATGGTACCAATATAGTTACAGGTAAAAAATTACCTAAACCAGATCCAATTGTTGAAGAAGGATTAAATGAAAATGTAGGATCTACTATAGACAAAATGCTTCAAACATTTGAATTTTCTGAAAAAGGAAATGATGAAATGATTGAATTTGGTAACTATCTTCTTTCACCTGAAGGGCCAAAAAATATTGCTAGGTCTATTAAGGGCAAACTTAAAGGAGAAGGTGGAGAAAATTACTTTACTAGTAAACCAGAAGAATTAGACGCTTTTTTAAGCAAATTAAAATAATATGAACCCAAGAGACATAATTACAGTAGACGTTCCTCTATTTATTCGTTTACTCGAATATGCTAGAGAAGATGCTCAATCAGACATGGATTTACATGATGTAGCCCAAAATATTATCTCATTATCTGTTTCAGGTAAAACATTATCAATGGATGATTATAGTACAATAATTGGATCTCAAGAAAATATTGACGAAATTCGAATGCTTCAAGTAAGAGCAGGAATTATTAAATAAAAATTAAACTAAATAAAAATTATGAAAAAATTGTTATTATTATTTGTTACCGCAACTATGTTATTTAGTTGTAATACAAGTACAAAAACTGAAACAACAGAAGCTATTAAATTTGATACAATTGTAAAAATCCATGATGGAGCTTTTGCTTTTTGTGGAGCATCAGCCGCTCTTCCTACAGGAAAAAAGATTGTAGTGCAAGGAGTTGTATATGATGAAGGATGTGCAATATGTCCTGTATTATCAGGCCCATCACTTTCTAGCTTAGCGATGAGAGGTGTTAGTGGAACATACGGGAAATTTAATGTAAATGATAACTTCCAAACTCCAGATGGAACAACGAATACTGTATGGTCTTTATTTTGGTACTACGATACTACAACTACTATTCCACAATTTAATCCTTCAACTAAAGAATGGGAACTAATGACACCTTTTAATAGATCATTTGTAATTAATTTAGATTCTCCAAGTACAAGCGAAAGTAATATGTTTGCGATGCCAGGAATTATTTTTGATACAACATCTACAGGTATTGTATTAGCAAAAGTTTATGGTCCACTTAATGAGGCCGCAGTTCCATTACGTAAAGCAATACCTGTTGTAAATGGTATGACTTCGGTAACAGCAGCTAAAGTAGGTTTCCCTTTTCCTGTTGGAACACCAATTCCAGTTGCTGAATATAGTAAGGAACTCCAAAAAAATAAACACTAATTAAAGAAACGGCTTAGGACCGTATAGCTACGGCTATAAAAATTATCCTAGTATCGCTACAGGGATATTTTTGAAAACTAAAAGAAAGCTTGCCTATGGCAGGCTTTTTTTGTATGTTTGGGTAATGAAAAAGAAGTTACCTTCCCTATTAAAAGAAATTAAAGACAAAAAGTTGCCGATAATAGACTATGCAACACAAAAGTCCATTTCATATTCTCAAATGTCTATGTTCAATGAGTGTCCTAAAAAATGGTCACTTCAATACAAAGAGGGATATAAACAATTTAGTTCATCCATTCATACTGTTTTTGGAACTGCACTACACGAAGTACTCCAATCATACTTGACTACAATGTATGAAAAAAGCGGAGCTGAAGCAGATAGACTAAACACATACGAAATGCTTGAAGATGCATTACGTGAAGAATATAAAAAACAATACAAAGCAAACAACAACCAACACTTTTCAGCTCCCGAGGAACTTAGAGAATTTTTTGAAGATGGTGTAGAGATCATAAGAGAATTTTCAAAAGACAGAAATAAATATTTTTCTAAACGTGGGTGGCATTTAGTGGGATGTGAGTTACCTCTTATTCTTCACCCCTCTTCAAAATTATATAATGTAATGTTTCAAGGTTACCTTGACATTGTAATGTATCATGAACCAACTAATACAATTAAGATCATAGACATTAAAACTAGTAGACAAGGTTGGAGCAAAAAAGAAAAATCAGACGAACAAAAACAATTCCAATTAATTCTATATAAAAAATACTTTGCTGAAACCTATAACATCCCTATAGAGAATATAGAGATAGAATTTATGATTGTAAAACGAAAGTTATTTAAAAGCGATAAATTTGTAATTAAACGAGTACAATTATTTAAACCTGCATCCGGTAAAGTAAAATTGAACAAAGTATCCAAATCCATAGATGAATTTATAGAAAAAGCATTTGATCAAAATGGATACAAAGACGTTGAACACATGCCTACCCCACATAAAAATTGTAATTGGTGTGTATTCAACAAAACTCACTTATGTTCTGCAACTTTCTAGAACATTCATATATGTATATATGATATAAATAAATAAACATATACCATGAGTGAAAAAAACCAACAATTAACAAGCGTCAAATTAGACAAAGAGCTATTTGAGCAATTTAAAATAGAGTGTATTAAACGTAAATTTAGCTTTCAAAAACTATCTGAACGTGCGATCCACCTTTATTTAACAAATGATGATTTCAAAAAACAAATTCACAACTATAGTGATTTAAGTTTGGAGGAGCAAGATTAATTTTTTACATTTAATTAAAATCAAATAAAGTTATATGAATTCAAGTTTTAAGTACCTTCCTCAAAATGAGAGGAAAAAAATCATGCTAATTTGCGATGACCTTAGAGTACATTCAGGAGTAGCAACAGTAGCAAGAGAGTTAGTATTAAACACAGCTCAACATTTCAATTGGGTAAACATTGCAGGAGCAATTAGTCATCCTGAAAAAGGTAAACGTTTTGATATCTCAGCAGATACAAACACAAACACAGGTTTAACAGATGCTTCTGTATTTTTATATCCTGTGGATGGATATGGTGATGCTGATTTAATTAGACAATTGATTGATATGGAAAAACCAGATGCAATCATGTTAATCACAGATCCAAGATATTTTGAATGGTTGTTTATGATCGAAAATGAAATCCGTAAAACAACCCCAATCATTTACTTGAACATTTGGGATGATTATCCAGCTCCACTTTACAACAAATCCTATTACGAATCATGTGATGCTTTACTAGCTATCTCAAAACAAACACAATTGATCAATGAATTGGTTTTAGATGAAAAACGAGGTAAAAAGATTATTGAATATGTTCCCCATGGTTTAAACCACGAACTATATTATCCTATTGAAAAAGAGAATGAATTAAAAGAACTAGCAGATTTTAAATCTAATTTATTTGGAGGTAAAGAGAAAGACTTTGTTGTATTCTTTAATTCAAGAAACATCAGACGTAAACAAATCCCAGATACAATGTTTGCATTTAAAATTTTCTTAGATACTTTACCTAAGGAAAAAGCAGAAAAATGTGCTTTACTAATGCATACTGAAATGGTTTCAGATCATGGAACTGATTTAGATGCAGTACGCAAAATGTTATTTACTGATTATCCAAATGCGGTATATTTTTCTCTTAATAAGTTAGATAATAAACAATTAAATATGATGTATAATATAGCAGATGCTCAAATATTATTAACATCAAATGAAGGTTGGGGTCTGTCATTGACAGAAGCTATACTAGCAGGAACAGTTATTATTGGAAACGTAACAGGTGGTATGCAAGATCAAATGGGATTTGAAGATGAATTTGGAAATTGGTACACACCAACACCTGAAATTCCTTCAAACCATACAGGAAAATATAAAAACCATGGTTGTTGGGCATTCCCAGTGTATCCAACTAATCGATCAATACAAGGTTCACCTAAAACTCCATTTATTTGGGATGATAGATGTAATGCTGAAGATGCAGCCGTTCAAATCGGTAAAGTATATGATTTAGATAGAACAATGAGAAAAGAACTTGGTAAAACAGGTAGAAGTTGGGCTGTAGATGAAGTAGGTTTTACCGGAGAATCTATGGGAGCCCGAGCAATTAATGCGATAGATCAATTATTTAACACGTGGACTCCGCGAGAAAGATATGAGTTAATCAACGTTAATGATGTTAAAGAAAATATAATTAAACACAAATTTGTATATTAAAATAAAGTTATGAGTAAACCAACTTTTGTAATAAGCTGCCCAATTAATACCTACTCAGGATATGGAGCACGCTCTAGAGATATCGTTAAAGCGATTATTGAATTAGATAAATATGATGTAAAAATCATGCCTCAACGATGGGGTTCAACACCACAAGGATTTATTAAAGATAACCCTGAATGGGAATTTTTAACAAAACACTTGCTAAATTCACCTCAATTACCATCACAACCAGAAATTTGGATGCAAATTACAGTTCCAAATGAATTCCAACCAGTAGGAAAATATAACATTGGATGTACAGCTGGAATTGAAACCACTATTGCCCCTGCAGAATGGATTGAAGGTTGTCAAAGAATGAATTTAATTTTAGGTTCATCTGAACATACTATTGATGTTTTAAAGAGTAGTAAATTCGAAAAACGCGATCAACAAACAAACCAAACCGTAGGACATATTGAATGGACAAGAGATAGTGAAGTAATATTTGAAGGTGCTAATATAGATGTATATAAACCAGTTAAATCAACCTTTGATTTATCTAATATAAAGGAAGAATTTGCTTATTTGTTTGTAGGACATTGGATGCAAGGACAATTAGGTGAGGATAGAAAAAATGTAGGCTTGTTAATTAAAGCGTTCTTTGAAACGTTTAAAAATAAAAGTAAAAAACCTGCACTTATCTTAAAAACTTCAACTGTAGGATCTTCTTACATGGATAGAGATGAATTAATTAGACGCATTAAAGCAATTAAAGATACAGTTAAATCAACTAATTTACCAAATGTATATTTATTACATGGTGAGTTTACTGATATTGAAATGAATGAAATATATAATCATTCAAAAGTTAAAGCGATGATTAATTTAACTAAAGGAGAAGGATTTGGCAGACCGTTACTTGAATTCTCACTTGTAAACAAACCAATCATCACTACAAATTGGAGTGGACATATAGATTACTTAAACCCAGAATTCGTTACATTACTTCAAGGAACAATGGCAAAAGTACACCCTTCAGCAGCAAACAATATGTTGTTAGCTGACGCAGAATGGTTTAATGTAGATCATGGTCATGTAGGTCATTATTTAAAAGATGTATTTGAAAACTATAGAGGATATGCTGAAAATGCTAAGCGTCAAGGTTTTCAAAGCAGAACTAAATTTTCATTTGATGCAATGAAAGAAAAATTGGATAAAGTATTCACTAAAAGAATACCTGAGTTTCCAAAACAGATTCAATTACAGTTACCTAAATTAAACAAAATTGAATTACCAAAACTTAAAAAAATAGAAGCATAATGCAAAACGAAGAAATAATTAACTGCCCTAAATCGGGAGGTGATCTTTGTTATAAAACACAAATCACACCTGAAATTGCTACCTACCTAAGTTTATCATGTGGATTTTGGACTAATTCATTTATGAAAGAAGACCAAGAATTTTACATGCAACAAATAGAAACTCTACCTGAATTGTATAAAGATTTAGCTTGGACAGATCCTGAAACAGAATTGATTTGGTTGCCAAATACAATCAACATTGAAGACAAAGGTATGATATTTGCTAATGGATCAAATACCCAAAACTGGAGATGGGCAGCAGTTAAATCAATTGAAATCCCTAAAAAAGACAGAAAAAAACACCCAATCCCAGGCAAACCAGGACAATTTATGAAATATAGAATGGATATGAAAAACATGAAATCGTTTGAAGAGCGTGATTATATAGAAGCTCTTTCATATATTGGAATATTACCTGAATAAAATAATATGAAAATAAGTTATGCAATTACAGTTTGTAATGAATTTTATGAAATTCAACGTTTAGTACACTTTTTGCTTCGAACTAAACGCCCACAAGACAACATTGTAATTTTATTTGATGAAGCAAATGGTGACCCTGAAGTTGAAAGCTTCCTACGCTCCCATTCTAAAAATGGAGAGTTTAGTTGGCATAAAGGAAAATTCGAAAGACATTTCGCAGACTGGAAAAACAAATTGACCAGTCTGTGCAGTGGTGATTACATTTTCCAAATCGATGCTGATGAAGTACCTAATGAAAATCTAATAGCAGTTTTACCTGATGTATTAGCGGAAAATGAAGAAATTGATGTTTTCCTTATTCCACGAATAAACACAGTAGAAGGTTTAACTCCCGAACACATTACAAAATGGGGATGGAAAGTAAATGATGCTGGATGGGTAAATTGGCCCGACATGCAATGGCGTTTATGGAAAAATAAACCAGAAATTCAATGGGTAAACAAAGTACATGAGCGTTTAGATGGTTTTAAAACATATACCGCTATGCCTGATGTAGAGTATTTTGCTTTATACCATCCAAAAACAATTCAAAAACAAGAAAAACAAAACAATTATTACGATACATTATGATAGATAATTATGAAATAACTCAAGATGGGGTTATAAAACAAACTCATATTACCCCATTTAATTATGATATAGATTACTCAGATAGTAGATATTCTATTTTTAATGATAGAGGAAATATTTTAAATCTTAGATTAGGATATATTATTGGTTCAATTGGTAAAATACCTACATCATTGATGGATGTTGGGTATGGTAATGGAGATTTTTTAGATTCTTGTGCAGGATTTATCCCTAAATTATATGGCAATGATATCCACCCAGCATACCCCTTAAACAATGGAATTTCATTTGTAGATAATATCCTTGAACAAGAAATTGAAGTAATTACATTTTTTGATAGTTTAGAACACTTTACAGATCTTGAATGGGTTAAAGATTTAAAATGTAAATATGCTGTTATTAGTTTACCTTGGTGTTATAATGGATTAAATGATGAATGGTTTATGAACTGGAAACATAGAAAACCAGATGAACATCTATATCACTTTAATGAAGTTAGTTTAAACAATTTTATGACTAGACAAGGATTTGAAATGATTAATCATTGCAATATTGAAGATAAAATTCGCACCGATAAATCTTTATCCCCAAATATTTTAACAGCATGTTTTCAAAAAATATGAGAAAATTAAATTTTTATAGTTTTCATAAAGGTATAGATGAACATCGTTTTGATCATAATAATTCCATAGCGTTAATAAATGAATTATCTAAACAATTTGAAGTTATTAGGTATGAATTTATAGGGAATGGAGAATTTGAATATAATGGAATCTCCATAAATCATGGTTCTATTTTAATATTTGAATATGATGATACAAAACAATTTAAAGTATATGATTTTGGAGATCATCCTTATTTAACAGTTAAATTATCATATTTACCTAAATTTGCCGGTGCTTTAATAGGACAATACAACCCTAAATTTTGGGATAATCTTCACCCTAACCCAAAAACACGCCAAACAATAATACCCTCAATATACCCAGAATCTGTATGGGAATTAGGAGTATATAATTTTGATCAAATACAAGAATTTAGACAAAATAATAAGTTAGATAATAGGTTATATTGGAGAGGAAGCTTATATAATCAAAATGTTCCTAAAAATTATTTAGGGGTTAGAAAAGCTTTAGAATTACTTCCGGAATATTTAACTCAAGAACAATTTTATTTCGGTAATTCTCCTCTTCCCTTTAATCAATATGTTCAAGAATCAATTAATTTTAAATTAGCTTTATCTATTGGTGGTGGTGGTGGTGCAATATGTGGAGATTTTTGTTTTAGGGATATTGAAATGTTTGGGTTAGGAATTCCTCTATTAAGACCTGAATATATTGTTGAAACTTTAGATCCACTTATTCCAAACTATCATTATATCTCAGTAGAAACAGATTTTAAAAACGATTTTAAATATTCAGAACCTAACAAATTATCCCAAAAAATTGCTCAAAAATATTTAGATGTAATCGATAATAATGAACTTTTACATTTTATATCAAAAAATGCTAGGAAATGGTATCTAGATAATTTATCTTCCCCAAACATTACAAATAACTTAATCAAATTATTAAATCTATGAGATATATATTAATAGGAGCTATTAGTGGAAATTACACCACAGATAATTTAACTAACTGGGTTGAAACCAGCAATTACCCGGATATTGAAAGAATATTATTTTATTATAATCCAACTAACAATGAAATATTTGATTTTTGTAAACAAAATAATATCTCCATTATCACTCCCGATTTTGATCTTTATGGACAAGACACACCCGAATTTTTAGCTAATTCAGGTTTATTAACAGTAGAAAATTCTCCATTATTAATCCATCATATTAGATTTTTACATTGGTGGTATTTTTTAAAAGATTTAAGTGATGATGATTTAGTTATCTTAACAGATGTGAATGATATTATTTTTAATAGTAATCCATTTATTAAATTATCATCTTTTAATCATGATGGAATAGTAGCATCCTCTGAAGAAGTTACTCATGATCAAGAAAAATGGAATCTTCAAAATTTTTGGACTACTTTTGGAATAATAACAGAAGATTTTAAAAACAAAAATATATATAATGCAGGTACAATTTCAGGTACTGCTAAAATAGTATCAGATCTATGTCGGGACATATATTTACTTTCTATTAATAAACCTAGAAACGCTGATCAAGCTGCATATAACTATTTAATCCAAACATCCTACAAACCTTATACTAAATTTACCGATATTCATGATAATTGGGGGATACACTTACATGTTGTAAATGTTGGGTTAGTTTTATTTGATTTAAACAATATTAAAAATTATACAATAATACATCAATATGATAGAATCCCAAACTTTAAAAGATAAATACTCAATAATAATACCTTATAGAGATAGGCAATCTCATTTAGAAGTTTTATTACCTAGATTACAAGAAGTTTTTCAAGATAAAAACTATGAAATTATTATTTCAGAACAAAATGATTTAGATAACTTTAATTTAGCTAATACTCAAAATATAGCTGCTCAATATTCAACGGGCAATATCATAGTATTACACCAGGTTGACTATTATCCAACAAACGATGTTAGCTATGAAATAAAGGATCAACCTGTATTGCCTGCAAAATATGGTATTTTTGTTAATAATGATCTAACTAAACGAGCTTACGAAGATATACCAGGTGGTTATAGAAAATGGGAAACGGGGATTGATGATAACTTTTATGGAGGTGTAATAATCATGAGGAAAGAACATTGGGATAAAATTAATGGTATTAACCCATTATATAAAGGTTGGGGTAATGAAGATGAGGATTTAAGAGAACGATTTAAATGGGCCGGTTATACTCCTAAACGAAATAAGATAGGAACATTTTATTGTTTATATCATGAAGATAATGGAGATATATCAAAAAAATCCCTTGATCAACAACAAGACTTCATAGAAGGAAGAAAAATATATACTAATGCTTTTGAATATAGACATATAGGATATAAAAATGTAAAAGCAGATGTTGAAGAATTTAAAACAGGTATAGATAATGTCCGTTGGATTAAAAGTACAAATTATAAAATTATACAATGAAAATAGAAGTAGCCATTGGTGAGATAGTTGATAAGTTATCTATTTTATTTATTAAAAAACTTAATATACTAGATAATAGTAAACTTAAAAATATTAATAAAGAATATGAATATTTAAATAATATTGTATTCAATAAATTAAATATAGAACAACAAGATTTTTATAATTTATTTAGTATCAACGAACAACTTTGGAAAATTGAAGATGATATTAGGCTTCAAGAAAACAATAAAACATTTGGCAACGAATTTATTGAATTAGCTAGATTAGTATATGTTACAAATGATAAACGAGCTGAATTAAAAAAATATATTAATATTAAATATGGTTCAAAATTTATAGAAGAAAAATCATATGAAAAATATTAAATGTTTAATAATAACCTGTGGATTTTTTGGGGATATTGCATTTGCTAGCTCATTAGCCGAAAAATTATCCCCTGAATATAATCAAATAGATTATTTGATTGGATTTCCTCAAATGCATAGGCTTATTTCTAATAACCCATTTATTAATCATGTTTTTCTTTCAGAAACACCTAACCCACACCCTATAAATGGTGCTATAGAATATTCATCATATCATGAAATTATCAAATTAGAACCTCTTAATTATTTAATCCCACCTTGTGAAGAATACCAGCAATTTGCTAACATAGAAAATCCTTCTCCCGAATATAAAATATATACTCAACCAGAATATGATGAAATTGCCCAAAATTTACTTAATGATTTAAGAAAAGAACATAATAAACCTGTAATTGGGTTGATGAGTAATTGGGAGTCTAAAACATACATATTTACAAAAGAACAATATGAACAGGGTATTGACGTACCTAATTTTGGATATGGAGGAAAACATAGAGATATAAATTTTGTAATAAGTGAACTAGAAAAACATTTTACTTTATATCATTTAGGAACAGGCCCTCTAAACCAAACCCAAACCCACCTTATCCCAGAGGAAGATGTTAAATCTTTATTATTTGAAACATCTATTTTAAAATATTGTGATGCATTTGTAGGGACTGATGGAGGTTTAGCTACATTAGCTGCTGGTGTAAATGGAAAAACTATTATAACTGGGGATTTTAATCTTCAATTATATGGATGGAATGGAGTTATTAAAAAAATAAAAGATCCTCAATTAGGACCTAATAAATATTTCCCAAAAGAACTTGGACATACGGTTTTAGATCCGTATCTTTCGGATAAAGAAGTTATAGAACAAATAATAAATCAAATAAAATAAAAAATGGAAAAACAAAAAATGAGGATTGCGATTACCGGAGTAAATGGATTTATTGGATTAAATCTTAAAAAAGAATTAGAAGATCATGGTCATACTGTTTTTGGGATTGATATCAATGGAGATAATCCCCAAAACTTACTTAATGAAAATGTATTCAAAAGTTGGATTGATGAAGTTAAACCAGATCTAGTTTATCATTTAGCCGCACAAGTTGGGCGCTTATTTGGAGAACAAGATGTAGTTCATACAGTTAGACATAATGCAGAAATAACTACTATTGTAGCTAAATGGTGTGGAGAATTAAACATCCGATTAGCATATGTTTCAACCTCAGAAGTATATGGTGATCAAGGTGAAAATAATTGTGATGAATATGGTGAATTAAAATTATCTCATAATTTATATGGTGTAACAAAATATTGGGGTGAACAAGCAGCCCAATTATTTGCTCCTAATAATTTGGTTATAGCCCGCCTATCAATGCCATATGGTCCAGGTGTTCCTCCAGGAAAAGGACGTCGTGCTATGGATACAATGTTATGGCAAGCATTTCATGGTATGCCAATTACGGTTCATGCTGGTGCTGAAAGATCATGGTGTTGGATTGGTGATACTGTCAAAGCATTAAGAATGATAATTGAACATCCTGAATCGGGAATATATAATGTTGGACGTGATGATGATCCTCGTACAATGCTAGAAATTGCAGAACGTGCCTGTGACTTAGCCGGAGCCTCAAAAGATTTAATCCAAGTAATCCCAGCACCAGGAATGCAAACCATCGTTAAACGTTTAACAACTGAGCGTATTAGACAATTAGGATGGGTACCTTCTGTTGAATTAGAAGATGGAATTAAGGAAGTATTTGAATGGATAAAAAGATTTGATATTAATAGTGTTGAACACCCATAAGAAATAATAATATGAAAATATCAGTAACAATCCAGTATTTTAATAGGAAACCATTATTATTAAATACATTGAATTCAATCCTCCATTCTGAAATAGATCAAAATGATGTAGAGGTAATTATTGTAGATGATGCTAGTGACAAATATCATAATATAGATGATATCCCAAACTTATTCCCGGGATTAAATATAAAAATATTCTCATTTGATAAATACGAAAAATGGTGGGCATGCCCTGTAATTCCACTTAATAAAGGAATATCAATGGCCACAGGTGATGTAGTAGTATTATTATGTGCTGAGGTAATGTTTGTTGGAGATATTTTAATGGATATTAAACAACGAATTAAACCTAATGACTATTTAGTATATGCAACATTGGCCTTAACCCCATCAGATACATCAACAATACCAAATACAGAATACCAAAATATAATAGACAATAAATTTTTACCTGTAGCTCCTCCAGGTCATCCTGGGGGATGGTATCAACATAGCATACATAGAAACACATGTTTTAATTTTTGTAGTGCTATGATGCGTGATGATTTATTAGATATTGGGGGGTTTGATGAGCGTTTTGGGTGGGGGGTTTCTCATGGAGATGATAATTTCCTTGATAATATTAAGAAAAAAGGAATGAATATTATTTCAATAGATGAACCTATGACATACCACCAATACCATGTCCCAATGATTTTCTCTCCTGTATCAGATCATCTAAAAGATAATGATTTACTTCAAATAACAAGACAAGACCCAAGTTATAAAGTAACTAATTCTTTTTTATGAAAATAATAAATCAAATATAATATGAGACACGCTAGCTTTCTAAATAAAAAAATTTATATCCACCCCGAGGGGGATGTAGTATGTGATAATATTCTTAAAAACATCCCTGTAGAAGAACATTTAGTTCATTTTTTTAATGAATTAATAAAACCTACAGACATTATTATAGAAGGTGGAGTTTATGTTGGAATACACACGGTAAGATTCTCAGAATTAGCATATGAAGGACACATATATTCCTTTGAAGCTAGTAAACGTAATTATGATTTAGCATACAATACAATTATTGATAATAATATTAATAATGTAACTTTAGTAAACAAAGCATTATTTTCTGATAATGCGTATATTTATTTAGAAGAGAGCTTTACACCCGATCAAGATTCAGTAACTGTTATCCCCACAAATCAAAAAATAGAAGCAGTAACTATTGATAGTTTAGATTTACCTAAAGTAGATTTTATAAAATTAGATATTGAAGGAGGAGAAGCCGCCGCTTTAGTGGGTGCTATTAATACAATAAAAAAATTCCATCCTATCATTACCTTTGAATATTTAAAACATTTAAATCATAATTCCCCCATTCCATTTTTAATAGAACAGGGTTATGATGTATTTCAAATTGATGATCATTGGGATTATGTTGCTTTACCTAAAAAATAACCCCCTATGAAAATAATATATAGAATATCAGATGCTGGTTACAATAAAATAAAACCTGATTACGTCAACAATGAATCCTGTTTAAAGAATTTTTGCAATGTGTTTTATGACCATATCAATGATATTCATATTATAGCAGATAATTGCAGTGAATCTACAATTGATATGATCAATAAATATATTGATCCTACAAATATTAAAAAAATATCTATAGGTCATGGTGCAGGAACATTTAATTTAGCGTTAGATAAAGCGCTAAAATGGGAAGATAATGAAATCGTTTATTTTGTAGAAAACGATTATATTCATTTACAAGGATCTCCTCAAATACTAGAAGAAGGATTTAAACTTGGAGCCCCATATATGACTTTGTATCTTCACCCTGATAAATTTATACCACCATCACAAGGTGGAAATCCGGAAGTAGATGAGGATGGTGGATATTTAACTAGAATATATAGAGGTGAAACTCAATTATTTGGAATGTTTAATAGTACAACTATGACGTTTGCTGCCAAAGTAAAAACATTAAAAGATGATGAAGATATTTTAAGAAAATGGACTTCTGAAAAACATCCAAATGATTTTCAAATGTTTTTAGAACTAAGAGAGAAAGGAAATTCTTTATTATGCCCATTAAATTCCTTTAGTACACATGGAGAAACAGCATGGTTATCCCCACTATATAAAATAAAACAAGAAAACCTAATTAAAGAATGGGAAACACACTTATGATATCAGTAATCATCCCAACATATAAATCCCCAGATGCTTTAGATTTATGTTTACGTTCTGCAATTGAAGGCCAACAAAATAAAAACCAAATTATAGTTGTAGTTGATGGATTTTATGATTTAAATAAAGAAGTACTAGAAAAATGGGCTGAACATATTGATGTTCTAAACATGGAAGAAAATGTTGGTCTATGTAGAGGTACTAATCTAGGAGTATATAACGCTCAACACGATAAAATATTAATTGTAAACGATGATAATGTATTTCCTAGATTTTGGGATACAACATTAGAAGAAGAATGGGAAGAGGGAGCAGTAATTTCCCCAAACCAAATTGAACCATACCCATCAATATTCAAACAATTCCATATTGAAAATTTAGGAACAGATATAAAAATATTTGACCTAGAAAAATTTTGGTTATTTGATTACCATTATGCTTCGGGTGATAAAAAAGAAGAATCTGGTTCAACACTTCCTATATTCATGAACAAATATGATTATTTAAGAGTAGGAGGGTGGGATGAAAATTATGAATTAGGAATGGTAGCTGATTGGGATTTCTTTTTAAAATGTTCTATTTCAGGATTAAAAATGATTAGAACATGGAATTGCCATTTTTATCACTTTGCTTCAATATCAACAAATGGAGAAAAAAGACAACAAGCAGAACAAAACGGTCACGAATACGCAAAATATAAGTGGGGTAGTTACATTATGCACCACCCGGATACAAACCAAAAATTTATACTTTAAATGGAAAAAATAGGAGTTATAGGACAAGGATTCGTTGGATCAGCAGTGCGTGAAGGAATGAAAAATTATTATGATATTAGAACATTTGATCTTAATGATAATTGTAATGAATTATCACTTAATGACCTTATTAATCAAGTAAATGAAACTTTTTTATGTGTCCCCACCCCCATGAGAAAAACAGGAGAATGTGATTTATCAATTGTAAAAGAATGTCTTAATAAGATTTCGGCTATAGTTGAATATTATCATAAAAATGATTTTATTGTAATTATCAAATCAACAATCCCTCCAGGCACTACAGAAAAATTAAACCAAGAATTTAAAAATATTCATATTGCTTTTAACCCAGAATTTTTAACTGAAGCAAATGCTATAGAAGATTATAAAAATCAAAATAGAATAATTGTAGGAGCAGATAGACCATATTCATCCCGTGTAAAACAAATATTTGCTAAGGCATTTCCTAAAGTACCAATCATTAAAACTTCTTCTACAATTGCAGAAACCATTAAATATGTTACCAATACATTTTTATCAATGAAAGTTTCTTATGCTAATGAAGTATACCAATTATGTAATGCTTTAGAAATTGATTATGATAAAGTAATTGAATATGCACGATATGATGATCGTTTAGGTAATTCACATTGGTCTGTTCCTGGTCCGGATGGGGATTTTGGTTATGGAGGACATTGTTTTCCAAAAGATATTGCTGCATTATCATATGTATTGAATGAATTAAACATAGATGCAACTATGCTTAAAGCAACAATATCTAAAAACACAATGGTCCGAACCAATAAAGATTGGGAAAAACAAATTGGGCGAGCCGTTTCAAAAGATTAATTCTTTATAACACACCACACCTAATGAGACTATATATATACTATAACAAGAATGATAAAACTAAGGAACCACAGGGTAAATTAGAGGCAATTAATTTAGAAGATGCCATTTTGATAGCATCACATGTTAAAGATATGAGTATACAAGATTTTTTAACTGTTTTTAAAGTAGAAGAACGTGAGCGAAGAAAAATTTAAGAACCTATCGGACCTAATGGGGAAGAATGTTAAGGCTACCGAAAGTGAAAAATCTAAGAAAAAACGTGAAGAAAAATTTTTCGTGGAATTGATGGATATACTTTGCCAAATTGAAGCATATTCCAAAGTAGCGGAGACACTAGGTATAAACCTAACAAATTATGAAAACAACCATTTTCAAGCAATTGAAATGTTATTAGAGAAAATATATGGTGAGTTTGCTACAACAGTAACAATATGGTGGATATTTGAAAGTTTAAAACCAGATGGAGATGTTTATCCATTAATAGATGAAAACGGGGTGAAACACGTAATTAACACACCCTTACAATTATATAAATTTATAAAACAAAATGATAGAAAATAGAAAATGCATTAAATGTAGAGAGGACATTAATCCACTACGTTTAAAAGCTTTACCAACAGCAAAAACTTGTGTTGATTGTTCAACAACAGGGGCAAAACGAGGAGTACCAATGATGTTTGGTGAAAAAGACCACACGTGGACAGATATGGTAATTATGGATTCGGATGAATTTGATAGATTCGAAAAACAACAAAGCCAAGCAGTATCATTTGATATTCTAGATAAAACAGAAATGAATGATGATGATGATGATGAAGTGAGTGAGTGGGATAATACATTATTAGACGGATTAGAAAACCTATAATATGGCACGCGCAAAACCTATATCAAAAGAGGATGTATTGCGAGCAATGAAGCAAACAAGATCTGTAATGTCGGCAGCACGATATTTAAATTGTTCTTATCAACATTTGAAACCGTTTATGAAGGCATATAAAGATGAGGAAACTGGAATGTCCTTGTTTGATTTACATAAAAACCAATGTGGAAAAGGTATTCCAAAATTTATGAGCAATAGCCCATTTGGAAAAAAAATACCTGCAATTGAGGAAATCGTAAATGGAAACGCGGACCCATCACCATTCACTCCAGATAAACTGAAGTTTAAAATGGTTGAGGGTGGTTATATGGTTGAGGAATGTTATTGGTGTGGGTTTAATGAGAAAAGGGAAATTGATGGAAAAATACCATTAATTATGTTTTTTAAAGATACTAACAAACATAACTTTAAAGACGGAAACGCACAATTATCGTGCTATAACTGCTATTTTATACGTTTAGGAAACGTTTTCACTGAACGGGATATGGAGTCGTTGGAAGGTCATCAAACCGTTTATAAAACGACAGATGCAATTGATTTTAAATTAGATGATTTTCATATGAAACAATTAGATGAATTAGGGTTAAGAGACAAACGAGTAGAAGATGATCCTTATTCTTTAGTTTCAAGGAAGGGATAATATTTATAAGTAAGATGAAGCAGAAGAAACATAATAAAATAGTCAAAGACTATGATAAGCAGAAGGAAAAACATCTTGAAAAGTTAGCAACAAAAATGTTGTCTAACGATGAAAAGCTTAGTAAATTGAAGGGGAAAGATATTAATACTAATTTTTTAAATTTATTTTGACATGGCAACGGAAATTAGTGTATTTGATAGTGATGAATTTGAGGAATTAGTTTCAAATCGTGATGTAAGGATTTCCAAAGCATTGGTTGAAACCATCTTGAAGAATCTTAAAGGTAGAAAAAGACATCTACATGCCTTATCTGTTTTAGTAGAACAAGAACAGACTATTTATGATATAACAGTAGATAGAGAAGAATTTATAACAACACTAAATCAAAATTTACCTGTATTAGAAGAAAATGAAGATTATGAAACATGTGCTGATATAATTAAGGCCATAAGTTTTTTAAAAGGTACTAAAAAATAAATTTGGCTCCTTAAAAAAGTTTTCGTATATTAAATGAAAAATAGGTTATGTTAAAGGAATTATATTTAGAGTTTGAAGATGGTCGAAAAGAACGAAATATTATCCACCTTAATCCCGGTGAACAGGTAAAAATATATCCCCAACGAGATAAAATTGTAATTAGCAATTGTAAATCATTCAAATATCAAGTAGAAAAACATCCATATTTATGTGTCGCTATTGCTAATTTTGGAGGTGAATATAAAATTATGCCTGCAGGTGTATCTTGTATTCCGGGAACAACATTAAATGATATTGAGGTAATTAACAATCTTATCCCAAAAGAACCAGCAACACCAAGAGAAAAACACACCTGGAAATTTAAATCATCAAGTTCCGATAGTACTTATGTTGTAAGGGAAAATTGGGGTAAATTAAGATGTGATTGTATGGGAAGCTGGAGATCAAAAGATAGAAAATGTAAACATATAAAAGAAGTAGAACAAGAATTAAATAAACAAAAATGAGTAAAAATAGTACAAAACAAAATACAGAACAATTAAAAAGTTGGGTTAGTTGGGTAAAAACTAAAGTTACCAAGAAAAAATAACCAAAATGGTCCCATCGTCTAACGGTTAGGACATCAGGTTTTCATCCTGGAAATCGGAGTTCGATTCTCCGTGGGACTACGCAAAAAACATTGGATGGAGTTTCCTTGCCGCAAGGTGGGTTTTATAAGTTCAAATACACGTCTGTAGCTCCAATTGGTAGAGCATCGGATTCCAAATCCGAGTGTTAGTGGTTCGAATCCATTCAGGCGTGCAAACGTAGGAGTTCTTTGACATATTAAATTTAGAAAACATGATAGAAATAACATCATTTGTTTTAGGTATGCTTACAGTTGGAGTAGCATTAATGCTAATCACTTTAGTTGCAGGTATAGTTAAGATAAATAAACTAGAAAAACAAAAAAATCACAATGAAAAACAATTTGAACAAGTATATGATAATATGTGTCGCCAAGATAATGAGGTAAGACAGTTACTTGATAGTACAAATCGTGACATCAATATGGTTGAAAAAACAATAATGAATCACATACACCAAATAGATGAAATTCATCGAAAGATAGAAGACAATATTCATCGTGATGTTGAAGAAACACGTCGATATATTGATTCTAGAATCGATAAGGTAGTAGCATCTGGGGTATTAAAAGAACCCAAACGCCAAATAATAAACGGATAACATTAAATAGTAATTAACCCGTCAAAACATCCTACGTTTTTTTCTAAAAATATTAGGTTTTCTAAAAAATTTTTCGTATATTTAAGTAAATTAAAAAAGTTATGGAAATTATAAAAAAGAAAGCAATCCCAATTGTAGTAATAAGCTGGTTCATACTAATTTCAATATTTGCAATTATATACGGCTAAAACAAAAAAATGAAGGTTACACTAATTTCAGACACACATACAAAACATAAACAACTGAAGGGTGATTTGCCTGGAGGTGATTTATTGATTCATGCAGGTGATTTTATGAATTCAGGTTATGATAAAACTGAGGCAACTGAATTTTTTGAGTGGTTTGATGCAATAGACAACTACGATGACAAAATATTTATCGCAGGTAACCATGATCGAATCATGCAGAATGAACCTGAATGGGCTCAAGGTATATTAACAGGTTATAAAACAATTGATTATCTACAAGACGAGCAAGTTACATTATACTATGACGGACATAATGGAGATTTCCCAGAAGACAATGTTCGCATCTATGGTTCACCTTGGCAACCGGAGTTTTATAATTGGGCATTTAATTTACCTCGTAATGGAGAGAGATTAAAAGCAAAATGGGATGCTATCCCAACTAACACAGATATTTTAATTACACACGGACCCGCTTTTGGTACATTAGATGATGTTGAAGGTCGTCGAGGACAGCATTTAGGTTGTGAGTTGCTAGCAGAGCATATCAATACAGTTGCTCGCCCAAAGATTCATGTATGTGGACACATTCATTCAGGACACGGATATTATTTTGATGGGCAAACACATTACTTCAATGCTTCAATTTTAAATGAACGATACAATTATACAAATAAGCCATTCAACTTTGAATGGGACCAAGCAACTAATGAAATACAATTTATATGAAAACATTTAAAGATTTAGAATTTATTGAACTTGATCAATACATGAATGGAGTTGCTGCTCGAATCATGTTTAAAAACGGATACGGTGTATCTGTTGTGTGTCATTCATTTTCATATGGTGGTAAAAATGGATTATATGAATTAGCAGTACTTAATACTGATGGAGAAATTACATACGACACTGATGTTACCAATGATGTTATAGGTCATTTAACCCCTGAAAAAGTAACTGAAACAATGGCATTTATACAAGTACTATGAAACAAAAAGTATTAATTAAATTAGCCGGTTCAGATATATACAATAAACATATTAAAATAAATCCTGCTAAATTAACTAATATTATGAAATTCCCTAAAGAAGTGTTTGCTGACATAGATGGAATTCGTATAGTAATATTAAGAGAAGAATATGAAGAACTAATTAAAAAACATGAAAGAACTAAAATTTAGTAAAACAAAATTAAATCTTTGGACAGTGCTTCCAAATGGGAAATATAAATTGGTTAAAATACCAATGAAATACAAGGCAAAATACCTTGAACGTTTTTCAACACTTATAGTACATCCAACCGAAGTTATAGAAACTTGGTTATATAAACAAAAACAAATATATTACGCAAAATGAGTAAAATAACAATTGAATTTAACGGAGAGGATGCAGCTGATGATGCTAGAACAGCATTGGATGGATACAAATGGAAAGCAGCTATGTGGGATCTAGACCAAGAACTTAGAGCATGCATCAAATATGGATCTTTCGAAGGAAGAGAAGCTACAGCTGCTGAAGCAGATGTGGCAGATGCATTAAGAGACTCTATTAGACGAATATTAAACGAATGGAAATTAAACATAGAAGACTAACATGAACCATCCACAACAAGATAAAACCCCAGTAACATTAGATGCTAATAGTAATCTAAATATGGATCAACTCGAAGCTCTAGCAGGATTAATAACCCAAGGTAAACCTAATTGGAAACTTGTTAAGACTCAAGATCTTCTTTATCCTAATAGGAAGGGAGATAGCCTGACTAAACATTCAGTTGACATACTTTGGATTGAATGGAATGAAAATGGAACTTTCAAAGCAAAGCATGAAAACTTTGCTATAGGTCGTTCATTATTGATGTCGCCATTTAATGAATTCTTTACTTGGCAAACAACACCAATTACAAAGATAATTGCAGCAACTGCAGATTTATCTTATATTAAGTTTGAAACCGAAAACAGTGAATACATGTTAACTAAAATAATATAAAATGAAAAATCAAATTTGGAATAATATAATTCATATTTTAGCGGGTATAACGTTAGGATATTGTTTATTTGCATGTAAGTCATCTAAAGCTGGATGTGATGCATATACACAAAAAACTGAAATCAATGAAAATAGATCAAGTAAATAAATTACCATAACATGAAACATTGGTATAAACATAACAATCAACATTATATTGTACACCGAGATATTTTAATATCATCATTCACTAATAAAGAAGGAATTATCAATTTAGAAGGTGTTAAATTATGGAGAGATGGATTATCATTTGTTGATCATGTGTTAAGAACAGATACACATTTTTTATTCGTAGAAACTATACAAGATGCAGAAATTATTGAAGAAAATCAAGAAATGGTGGAAGAGGCACATAGCTGATAATTGCCCAGAACATTTAAATGATATATTTTAAAAACAAAAATAACATATGATATCACCTCAATCGATTCGAAAAGGAATCACAATTAAATTTGACAATGTAGTTGTTGATAAAGCAATTATAATCAAAGCAAGTGAAGAATGGAAAGAAAACCATGAAACACTATTCAAAAAGTTATTAAAACAAGGTGGATCATTTAAAATCAATGGAATATTGGTTGATGTTAAACCAGCAGACAAAAACCTAACATCCCGAGGTGAAATGGATGGAGGTATTCAAAAAGTAGACCCTCTTGCAAGATTCTAAGGAATAGGATTCCCAAAATATTTTTCGTATATTCCCTGAAAATAAAGGAAAATGGAAATTTTATGTGGAAAAAATAAAACAATACCAGAACCAACATTCATAGTACTGAATGAGATGGCTCAGGTATTTTGTGGTTTACAAGGTGGTTATCCACAATTTAGTGATTTTTTTGATGATGCTAAACCATTAGTAAACGATGAACAAGTAAAGATGATTCAAAAAGGGACTTCGTTTAAATTAGAAAAATGTTTTCCATAAGGGAATAAGAAATCAAAGAAAGAATTCGTATATTATAGTATAAATTAAGAAAATATGAAAAAAATAATATTATCGTTATCGTGTTTTATTTCACTTAATGCTATTTCTCAATCGTATAAAATAGTACAAAATGAAGTAACAGCTAAGTACAGAATTTATATTACAAAAAATAAATCTGAAGCAAACATATTAGGGTATCAAGTTAATTCATATGTTGAAGTACTTAAACCTGGATTAATTTATTTTGCTCCTATGTATTTTAATAAGGCAACACCTGTCTATAAGGTAAATAGTGTTGATAAAGCGGATTTGGTTATATTTTGGGTAAGTAAAAAAGAAGATGCTAAATGGATTAAATGAAGGAATAAGAGATTAAAAAAAGAGTTCGTATATTATAGTATAAATAAATAATTAAAAAAAGGAAAAAAGTTATGAAAATTCAAAAAAGAGAAGTAAAAATGGAACGTAGAGGCCGCCCAAAAAAACAAGTTGAAATTGTATCATTCAATTCAGCAAACGTAAAATTATTTAGAGGAAGTGATTTATCATTTAATGATTCATTGTTTGTTCCTTTAAAAACGAATACTGAAATAGATTTAATACTATCTACAGATGGAGGACTAATGCCAGGTATAAGCATGATGATTGCAGGAGGACCAGGCTCAGGTAAATCAACGTTAGTATTAGATATGTTATCTAAATTTACAATGCAAGGTTTAAAATGTTTGTTAGTACAAGGTGAAATGGATCAAATAGGCCATTACAAATATTGTCGAAGAATGCCTTCATTTGGTTGTATTCAAACATTGTTTTTAAAAGATCATATGGATGATATCAAAGAAACAGTTGAACATGTATTTAATTTAGGATACGATGTAATAGGAATTGATTCAATTGCAGAGATTTTAGATATGTATAAAGATCAAAACGGAGGAACATCAAAACAAGCCGAATCGTGGTTTTTGAAGTTACAAGATGAAACGAAAAAAGGTAATAACGCACAAGGATATTATACATCATTCATTAATATTCAACAAATGACTAAATCTGATGAATTTGCAGGATCAAACCGATTGAAACACATGATGGAAGCATTTTGTAAAGTTGAACGAAGTAAAGATGGTTTAGAGCGAACATTACATTTTGAAAAAAATAGAGATTGCGATAAGGACTTTAAAATATTCTTTTCAATTTATAAAGACGGAGTACATTATGCATTTAATCAAAATGAAGAATAATAAAGGAATAGGGAGAGCAATTTCCCTTTCGTATATTTAATCAAATTAAAGAGGGAAAACTATGAGCTGTTCAGGAGGAAAATCAACTAAAAAAGGTCGTTACAGTAAAACAGATAATTTAAAAAAACCAACGGAATATACTGTTGATAAAAAAGGAAATGTTAAACCAAAATATAAATAATAAAAACTATGAAAAACAAATTTATTCAAGTCAATAATGACTTAACTAAAGCGATTGCATTTGCTAATTCGCTAGACAACAACAACATAATTAACGTTCAAAAAATTAAACAAAAGGAATTTTATATTCCTACGTTAGATGTAATTACAAAACTACAAGATGAAGGATGGCATTTAAAAGGAGTTGCTGAACAACGAGGTAAAAATCGTAAAATATCAAGCAACTATATTCAAATGCAACATCCCGATTTTGCAGTACAAAATAAACACGGTAAAAACGAAGCGTTTACTTCAATTACATTATCAAATAGTAGTAACGGAGCTCAACCATTACAAATGAGTTTAGGTATGTTCCGTCAAATATGTAGTAATGGAGCAGTTACATTTGATCAACATGCTGAATCGCAAAATATTAAACATACTGAAATTAATTATAGAGATTTAGATCGTTTTGTTAATACAATGAATAATAAAGCAAGTAAATTGTTAACTGAAGTAAATGAAATGAAACATAGAGGATTATCAATTGAAGATATAAGAAAGTTAGCTCGCGAAGCAGCTAGTTTAAGATATAATAATTTAGATGAAATAAATATTGATGATTTATTTGCAGTTAATAGAGTAGAGGATGAAAGCAATGATTTATGGACTGTATTTAATAGAATTCAGGAAAATCTAACGCATGATATTACAAACATGAAGGAAGATATCAGATTGAATCAACAACTATTTGCATTAGCAGGAACATTTTCTTAAGGAATATTTTAAGTAAGAAAGTTTTCGTATATTAAATTATATAAAAAGAGAAATATGAAATTGCATCCACTTATACAAGAAAGTCGGTTACCACAATACACTAAAGAAATCCTCCAAGAAATATTGGAGGAGGATTTCAATAGTGATTTTGATTTATTTTTAAAGGACATGGAAAAACATGCCGTTGAAGAAGAAGAATATGAATTAGCAGGAGAAATTAGAGATTACTTAAAAAAATAAAAATGACAGAAAGAGAAATACAATTACTCGGTTTTGAACGAGAAGATATGAATGATGGAGATTATTCTGGGTATTATTATGCCTATAGAATAGCAAATGGATTTGAATTCCTATCAAATGCAAACGATGAAATAGGAGAAGGTGAACAATGGTTTGTTGAATTCTTCAATTCAGACCCACAAATCTTATTTTATGAATTTGGTGAAGTGCAAGCATTGATTAATTTGATTGAAAAAAGAGTAGTAAAAAGGGAAGAGAAAGTATAAAATATCTTTCGTATATTGAAGTAAATAAAAGAAAAAATAAAAGTTATGGCTAAGAAAGAGAAAAATGTGATTGAAAGAAAGTTTATGAATATCAAAACGAAGTTCAAAGAGGGTGATTATGATATAGTGGAAATGGATGGTTTAACTAGTGATTTGATCGCCCATTTATCTCAACTAACATTAAACGGGGTAACTGATGTTGAAGGTATACCAATTGATCTATACAAAGATAGAACATGGTGGATTGTAGAAAACATTGGACTATTACCTGAATATAGAGGGCCTAAGGATGAAGATGAAGAGGGTGAAATTGTAGATGATTACTACTCAGATGATGATGATGTAGAAGTTGAAATAGATGATAGTAAATTTTATCAATAATGGTTAATGTAAGTAATATAGTAATAGGAATATTTTTTGGAATTTTAGCTCAAGTAGCTACATTCTACCAATTACAAGGTCCTATGAAATATGAATGGTTTAAAAATCATTATTGGCTAACAGTAATGATGGGAATACCTATTTCAATGTTATTTATGTTTTCAGTAAAAAATATGATTATAGCGTTTGATGGGCAAATGTGGCCATCGCGTTTAATTGGATTTGGAATTGGAGCTATGGTATTTACTTATATGAGTTGGTCATTATTTAATGAACCATTAACATTAAAAACATTAATTTGTTTAATATTAGCATTTGGAATATTAATAGTGCAACTATTTTTAAAATAAATAAAATAAAAGAAAAAATTAAAAAAATTAGGAGACCTGAAAAAGTTTTCGTATATTATAGTATAAGAAAAAGGATAAATAAATTATTAATTAAAAAAAAGAAAAGTTATGTTAGATTTAAGCAATCAAGAGTTTTTAAGTACAGGAGAAATTAAGCAACGCGCTTCATCAATCTTCTCAACAACTGCAGCACCTACGGTGTCTGACAAGTTCACGCACATTCCAACGTTTAAAGTAATTGAGGATATGGCAAAATTAGGATGGAATGTAGTAGATGCCAAGGAAGTTAAGGCACGTAAAGAGGGAACACGTGGTTTCCAAAAACACCTAGTAGTATTTCGTAGCAACGATGTAGTAATTAATGGAGCAGACGGAGATACAGTGTTTCCACAAATCCTATTAACAAATTCCAATGACGGAAAAAATGCATTTACATTTACTGCCGGTTTATTTAGAATGGTATGTGAAAATGGATTAGTTATTTCAACTGAACAGTTCAATGATGTGAAAATGCGTCACATGGGATACACGTTTGAGGAATTGCAAGGACAAATCAAAGAGATGGTTGAATTGTTACCATTAACTGTTGAGTCAATGAATAAAATGAAAGAAATTCAATTAAGCGAAGATCAAACAAAAGCATTAGCTAAAAAAGCATTATCAACACGTTTCACAGATGAACAAGTTGAAGCATTTAAAATTGATATTGATAAATTGCTAGAGCCAACACGACCTGAAGATAAAGGAAGTGATTTATGGTCAGTATTCAACGTAATACAAGAAAAAATATTAGATGGTGATTTCACATATGTAACAGGTGCTAAATCAAGAAAAGCACGTAAAGTGAAGAATTTCAAACAAGACATGGAAATTAACCAAAAATTATTTGCAATGGCCGCTGAATATACAGTTGCGGCATAAGCAACAAAAAAGTAGATGACCATGAAATGAAACCAAATAAACTAAAAGCGCCCACAGTGGTACATGGATCAGGCGCTTTATCTACTCCGGCAGTCAGGTGTACTTAATTGGTAAAAGTACCTAACGATTAATTAGGAGATGCAGGTTCGATTCCTGTCCTGACTACACAACTGCTTCATAACCAGTTCTTTTACCCCACCTGATGTAATGTTGGGTGGGTTTTTCAAATAAAGGAATAGTTAAAGCAAAAGAAATTTCGTATATTGTAGTATAAATAAGAAAATAAAAAGGAAGTTATGAAAGAAACAGAAAACATTAAAGACCCAAATCAATTAGACCTATTCGCAGGTATAGTATTAACTACAGCACAACAAAAACAAGTTGATCACTATATTGATTCAGTAGACAAAAGTACTAATTATCAAAGAAACAATGTACAACAGATTGAACAATTACTTATTGAAACAGGCTTCAAAGGAGGAATTGATTTTGAAAACACATTCAAATCATCTTTAGAAACAAGAACTGTCAGCATTGGATGGGGAAATGATAAGTTTGAAACAGAAATTACAACTTTCTTTAGTTCAGGTGATATTAATTTGTTAGGGTTATGTTTTAACACATATGATAAAAAGATAGAAAAAAGGAAATTTGGTGTAGATATAAGTAATGGTAAATTACAATCATCAACAACTATTCAAGGCCAATACCGTTTCATTAAACCTAAAACATTACTTGAAAAACTAAAATTATCAAATGAAAGAGCAAAACAACAATTAGAAGACTATAAAAAGGAAAAAAGCTTAAAACTAAGCGTAGTTGAAAAATATACAAAACTATATCCAAACTCTACAGTAACTGTTAAAGATGATTGGTCAAAATATAGTGGTAGATTTGAAGTGATTGAAGTTAAATTTGAATCAGGTAGTTTTATTCAGTTTCGATTAGATACTTACAAAAATGTAGAATTTCTACATAAGAAACATGATGAGGTATATGATCGATTAAATTCAGATGAATTATTAGAAAAATTTTCGAAACAGTAAAAAAGGAAGTCCTTAAGTAAAAGGGCTTTCGTATATTGTAGTATAAATAAAAAAAGAAGTTATGAAAGAAAATAGATTATCAAACAACAATTATGGAGTATTTTGTATTGCCGCTCAATTAGAACAAAACAATAGAGAATTAGATGTTTTGTGGGACAAAGCACTTAAACTGTATGATGAATTTCGAAATAGTAAATTCAATAATCCCAAAGAATCGGAATTAGAATGTATCAATGAATTTCTAAATAAAAAATAAAATGGAGGAAATAAAAGAATATCTAAAAGAATTAACAGATGAAGGTATAATTCACTCTGATGTAAGGGATAATATTATTTTTTTAATAAAAACACATATCCTAAAGGAAAAGTTATGACAGAATTTAAAGAAAACAACCCAGAACAATTAAAAGCATTTTTAGAAAAGTTAAATCATTTAGTAGATGAATTCCACCCAAACATTTATTTGTTAAAGGGTGTATTTAGAGGAGTTCAAACCATTGAAATTGCTATTTTAGATGAATTAAATAAGGACAAAGAAATTTAAAAAAGATTTCGTATATTAATCGTATAAAAAGAAAAAAAGTTATGAAAAAAAAGAATTTATTTCAAGCAGTAAAAACGTTTGTCAATAACACA